CGAAACAGGGAACTATGACGGTACTGCTTATATTGTAACTTATAACGAATATGATGGTACTGCTAGTAACGTAACGTATGCTACTGGTAAGTTTGGTAATGCTGCTGTATTTAATGGGAGTAGTAGTATTATAAATTTAGGAGATTTTTTTGATTTTTCAACGGAATCTTTTAGTATTTCTTGTTGGATTAATACATCTAGTTTATCTTCTTCGCAGTGTATTTTTAGCCAGTGGTCAGGTACATCAAGTAACAGGGCTTTATTAGCAACTATTGAAACAAATGGTAATATTGCTGTATTAGAAGGACACGGAAGTACGAATAACGGTTCTACTAGACCGATATCAACAACTGCAATAAGTACAAATACTTGGGTTCATTTTGTCTACACAAGGTCAGGAACAGAAGGAACTATTTTTATTAATGGAACAGAAGAAGATAGAAACGCTTTATCTAATACTATAAATAATAGTACTGAAGATTTTCAATTAGGTATGCAACAGGCATCCTCAAAACCATTTAATGGTTCAATAGACCAAGTAAGAATATATGACAAAGAACTTTCGGCAGCTAACGTATCTACACTTTACGCAGAAACACTAGCGACATCACAAACTAACATATCTTTAAATGCACCTTCTGGAGTAGCATACTACAAAATGAATGATGCTACAGACGAAACAGGTTCTTATGATGGTACTGCTACTAATGTTAATTTCAACGTAGCAGGTAAGTTTGGTAATGCAGGGGAGTTTAATGGGAGTAGTTATATTACAACGTCTTTAGATTTTGACACATTAACTGATTACTCTATTTCAATGTGGGTATATATACCAGCAACTTTAAGCGACAATACTTTTTTTGCAGGTACAATTGCTAATTCAAGTGGTTTAAACGGTATTTATTTTTTAATTAATACTAATAACACCATAAGATGGTATGAAAGAAACGCCTCTACATCAATAACAGCAATAACATCAACCGATACTATTACTGTTGGAGGTTGGAATCATATTGTAGGGGTTAGAAATGGTGGAACTAACTATTTATATGTTAATAACGGCACATCCGTATCAGCAAGTAATGCAGCTATAACACACAGTACAAACTTTACTTTTGGTAGATCAGGCGCTTATACAACAAGACCTTTAAACGGCAAAATAGACCAAGTACGCATATTCGACAGAGCAATAACATCAAACGAAGTAACTACACTTTATGACGAGGTTTATTGTCAACCTACTATTGTACCTACAGATTATTTTGAACCTGTTATATATACGGGAAATGGTACTACTCAATCAATAACTTCTTTGGATTTTCAACCAGATTTTACTTGGATAAAGTCAAGGACAGATGGAAGTCACTGGCATATTTTACACGATAGTATTAGGGGTGTTGGTAATAGATTATTTTCTAATGCAACTAATGCCCAAAGTTATTACGCTGCAAGTTTGCAATCATTTGATACAGACGGATTCACTTTAGGTGCAGATACAGATGTGAATGCTAACGGAGATAACCACGTCGCTTGGAACTGGAAAGCAGGAGGTACAGCAGTACCAAACACAGATGGTACAACAACTTCTTATGTAAGTGCTAACCAAGATGCAGGATTTAGTATTGTAAAACACGGAGGTTCAAATACAATAACAGTTGGTCACGGATTAAGCCAAGCACCCGAGCTAATAATTCAAAAAAGAATTGATGGCTCAACAAATTGGATTGTTCACGTTGCATCTCTTGGATATACCCACAGACTTCAACTTAACACAACTGACAGTAAATTAAGTAACGGTATATTTACAAACGTAAATTCATCAACATTTTCATTCTTGTGGTCAAGCAATTCTTATGAGTATATTAACTACGCCTTCCACAGTGTGAAGGGTTTTTCTAAAATAGGTTCTTACGTTGGAACTGGAGCAAGTAGTTATATTGTAACAGGGTTTAGACCTGCCTTTTTAATGGTAAAAGAGACGAGTACTTCTGGTAGTTGGTTTATGATTGATAACAAAAGGGGTATAGATAAAAGATTACTTGCTAATGTTAGTGATGCAGAAGCTGCAATAACTGGAGCATCATTTTTATCAAATGGATTTGAAGTTTCGGGAGGGTTAAGTTCCTCTTCAACAACCTACACCTTCCTAGCATTCGCAGAAGAGAACGCACAACCAGAACCAGTATTAGCTAATAGTTTTAACGTAGTTACTTATACAGGTAATGGCAGTACACAAGCTGTGACTGGATTAGGATTCCAGCCAGACCTTTTATGGGTAAAGAATCGTGACCAACCAGACAACCATAGATTAGTAGATTCGATAAGAGGCGCTACAAATTATATAATACCTAATTTAACTAATACTCAAACTAATTCTTCGGCTAACGTTTCTTCATTAGATTCTGATGGATTTACAGTAGGTACAGCATTATCCACAAATACTAATAACGAAGATTACGTGGCTTGGGCTTGGAAAGCATCTAATGATAGTACTATCAATAATGACGGTAGTATATCAAGTGTGGTTAGTGCGAATCCTGCAAGTGGGTTTAGTGTTGTGAAGTATAAAGGGAATGGAACAAGCGGAGCAACCGTAGGACACGGATTAAATGCTGCTCCAGAGCTAATAATAACAAAAGGATTAAGTACAACTTATAATTGGAATGTTGTCACATCTTTGTTGCAAAATGGATATTTAGAGTTAAATAAGACATCAGCATTTAATTCCAATTCGTCAAGATATATTACGGCAGGTGCTACTACAAACAGTTTAACAGATTATGTTCAGTTTAATCAAAACAATATTGACCATATCGCCTACTGCTTCCATTCAGTAGATGGTTATCAGAAGATAGGGAGTTATACGGGGAATGGAGGAACATTATCAGTTACAACAGGATTTGCTCCAAGATTCGTAATGCTTAAACCATCATCTTTAGCAGATAATTGGATGATATACGATAATTTAAGAGGAGAAGACATTGTATTATTTCCTAACGTATCTAATGGTGATACTACATATACAGGTAGGTTTAGTTTTTTAAGCGATGGATTTGAATTATCTACAAGCAATTCAGGGTGGAATGGGAATGGTAGTACATACATTTATTTAGCAATAGCATAAACAATGGAAAAAAAAAAATTTAAAGATACCGGTGTTGGTAAATTTTTATTAGATAAAATACCCAGCGTTGTTGGAGCTATTGCTGGCGATACGCCTGTTGGCTCCGTAATACAAGCTATAATTGGTGGTTCAGATATGAGCGATGCTGATAAAGAAATTGCTCTTGAAAAATTAAAAATGGAACGTGCTGAAATAGATGGTACGACAAAAAGATGGGTAGCTGATGCGAGATCAGGCTCTTGGCTAGCTTCAAACGTAAGACCTTTGGTTCTTGTGTTTTTAACAGTTAGTTATGTAGCAGGATGGTATATGGGTTACCCATTAGATTCAATAACTGGGTTACTTACAATTGTGATCGGAGGATATTTTGGTTCACGAGGAGTAGAAAAGGTTTTTGGTAATAATAAACATAGATAATGATACAAGACTTAAAAATCTTTGGAATAAACGTAGTTGCAATGGTGTTTTCAATAGTGCCTGAAATAAATGTAGTACTACAGACAATAGTTTTATTGTTATCAATTGGATATACAATATTAATGATAATAAAAAAATCAAAAGAATAGCGTCATGAAATACTTTAATGAATCTGAATTTAAAGAGTTTAGCAAAATGGACTCAAATCTTCTTGAAAAATTAGATAATTTAAGAGAAGTTTATGGATATCCCATAAAATTAACATCAACCTATAGATCGCCTGATCATCCTATTGAAGCTAAAAAATCTAAACCTGGCGAACACGCTTATGGTGCAGCTGTTGATATTGCATGTGTAGGAGGTGAAGCAACATTTAAATTAGTTAAAGCAGCTATAGAGGTTGGTTTTACTAGAATAGGTATAAGCAGAAAAAATAACTTTGTTCACGTAGGGATTGGATACGAAGGTGCTCCTCCTATTACAATATGGACATACTAAATAAATTAAATGAAATTAATTAGAAAAATAAGCGTAGGTACAGATTATAAAAATGAAGCTATGCATTACTCAGTAGGTCAAGAAGTTTATGGTGGACATAAGATATGCGACATACTAGATGACGAGGGGGGTTATAAAATTTATATTACAAAAAACAAAGAGGTATTACCGTGGAAGTATTTTAATTCAAACATGGCTGTATCTATAGAATACAATTTAGACTATTAAATGAAATCACTTTTTAATTATATTATATCTACTGAATCAAGGTACAACAATAAAGTAAATGTTGACCAAAAAGAATTAATACTTAATACGGAGATCAGCGAGCGTGACTATATGTTTGTTAATAGAATAGGTACTATCGTTAATGAACCCGCATATGGAGTAACTTTAAAGACCCCTAAAAAGGGAGACACTGTAATTGTGCATCATAATGTTTTTAGAAGATGGATTGATATAAGGGGTGAAGAAAAAAACAGTGCAAGCTTTTTAAAAGAAAACGAATACTTTGTAGCTCCAGATCAGATATTTGCTTATAAAAGAAATAAAGAATGGCACTGTCCAAATGAGTATTGCTTTGTAAGCCCTTTAGATATTAAAGACGCATGGTCTCCTGAGACTGAGCAAAAATTAAAAGGTGAGCTTGTGTATAGCAACGACGAATTAGGGTCCTTAGGTATAACCTTAGGAGATATCGTGGGCTTTACACCAGACTCTGAATATGAGTTCGAAATAGAGGGAAAGAAATTATATAGAATTTTATCTAATCAAGTTACAATAAATTATGGACAGAAGAAAACGAGTAATTGAAGCTGCTGAAAAAGCTTTAGTAGAACTTGAAAAAGTTATTAAACAAAATATAGATTTACAAGAATTAGATCCTGAAAAAGCAAAAACAGCGGCACAAGCAAAATGGGTGGCAATTGAAGACTCTTTAAAAATAATTGAAAAAATTGAAGAGCTTGCAGAAAAAAAAATAGAAAATAAAAAATCAGAAGCTTTTATGGGTGTTGAAAATAGAGTTAAATAATGTACAAACAAACTTTATATAAAATACACACAGATCACTTATCTGATAAAAAGATAAAGAAAGATAATAAATATAAAAAATTTAATTACGGTTATAACGAAGAATTAGATTGCGTTATAATAAGTAAAGATGGTACTTTAGGTGATATATATGAAATTCAAGGTCTAAAGGTAGGAATACCTAAAACTCCAAATAAAATAAATGGTGAAGACCTTAAAAAAGAAGATCAAGTATTTAAACAAATATCTAAACCTGCATCGCTTAGTGGAATAAAAAATTTAATTGATTTTAAAGAATATGCAGAAGATGTTAAAGAACAATACTATGAATATATTGAAAATGAGTTTAATTATCGTTCTAATGGCTACTGGTTCATGTGCAACAATGAACCTTGTTACATTACAGGATCGCACTATATATACCTCAACTGGACAAAAATTGACGTTGGATCACCTGATTTTAGGCAAGCAAACAGAATATTTTACTACTTTTGGGAAGCTTGCAAGGCAGATAGAAGATCTTACGGCATGTGTTACCTTAAGAACAGACGATCTGGGTTTAGCTTTATGGCATCCTCAGAAACAGTTAACTTGGCAACAATATCAAAAGATTCTAGATTTGGGATCTTATCTAAGACTGGTGCAGATGCAAAGAAGATGTTCACAGATAAGGTGGTACCAATATCCATTAATTACCCGTTCTTTTTCAAACCAATACAGGACGGTATGGAAAGACCCAAAACAGAACTATCCTATAAAATTCCGTCCAGAAGACTCACAAGAAACTCCATCAAGGAGAGTTATAGCCAGGAGGAACGTAGGCAGGAATTACGAGGGCTTGACACCACGATCGACTGGAAGAACACGGGCGACAACTCGTACGATGGAGAGAAATTACAACTCCTCGTCCACGACGAATCGGGGAAATGGGAAAAGCCGGATAATATCCTCAACAACTGGAGGGTCACGAAAACGTGTCTCAGGCTCGGTGCAAAAATAGTTGGCAAGTGCATGATGGGATCTACATCTAATGCAATTGATAAAGGAGGTGATAATTTTAAAAAATTATATTACAATTCAGATGTTACAAATAGAAACCGCAATGGCCAGACTGCAAGTGGACTATATTCTTTGTTCATACCTATGGAATGGGGATACGAAGGGTTTATTGATAAATTCGGATATCCTGTCTTCGAAGCTCCATCAGAACCGATTAAAGGAATTGATGGAGAGCAGATTTTTAATGGAGTCATCGATCATTGGAACAACGAGGTCGAAGGTTTAAAAAATGATAGTGATGCTCTTAACGAGTATTATAGACAATTTCCAAGATCTGAAAAACACGCGTTTAGAGATGAAACTGTAAATTCTTTATTTAATCTAACTAAAATATATGAACAAGTAGATTATAATGAGGAGATGACTTTAAAAGGTTATGTAACAAGAGGATCTTTTTCTTGGAAAAATGGAATAAAAGATACAGAGGTTGTATGGTCACCAAATAAAACAGGAAGATTCAATCTATCTTGGATACCACCTGTTTCTTTACAAAATAATATAATTACAAAAAATGGAACTAAATACCCTGGTAATGATGGCCTTGGATCCTTCGGCTGCGATAGTTATGACATTAGTGGTACTGTCGGTGGTGGCGGTTCTAATGGCGCTCTTCACGGATTAACAACCTGGAGCATGGTTAGTGACGTTCCAAACAGTAAATTTTTTTTAGAATATATTGCAAGACCACAAACCGCAGAAATATTTTTTGAAGATGTGCTTATGGCGTGTATATTCTATGGCATGCCTATATTAGCAGAAAATAACAAACCAAGATTATTATATCATTTTAAAAGAAGGGGTTATAGAGGTTTTTCTATGAACCGCCCCGATAAAACAAAAATTAAATTATCTAAAACAGAATTAGAGCTAGGTGGAATACCTAACTCTTCGGAAGATATTAGACAAGCACACGCCGCTGCAATTGAAACGTACATAGAATCTCATGTAGGTAACTTAGGTGAATCTCACGGAAATATGTATTTTCAAAGAACCTTAGAAGATTGGGCTAGATTTGATATTTCAAAGCGAACAGCACATGATGCTTCTATTAGTAGTGGACTTGCTATAATGGCTTGTCAAAAACATTTATACCGCCCCGTAGGGGAAAGAAAAATAAAAAAGCTTGATTTTGGATTATCTAAATATACAAATTCAGGATTAAGAAGTCAGATAATAAAGTAAATATGGCAAAAAATAAAGGACAAATAACACAGTTTCCGAGTCAAGCGGTTTCAGATGCGGTTAAAAAATCTAAAGATTATGGTTTATCTGTAGCTAGAGCAATTGAGCAAGATTGGTTTAACAAGGATAACGGGTCCGGAAGATATTACCAAACACGTGATGAATATCATAGACTAAGATTATACGCTAGAGGAGAGCAGTCAATAAAAAAATACAAAGATGAATTTGCCATTAATGGAGATCTTTCTTATTTAAACCTTGACTGGAAGCCAGTACCTATCGTACCTAAGTTTGTAGATATAGTTGTAAACGGTATGCAAGATAGACTTTTTAGTATTAAAGCTTTTGCTCAAGACCAAATATCAACTGGTAAAAGAACAAAGTTTGTTAATAATATTCAAAGGGATTTAGCTGCTAAAAAAATACTAGCAGATATTGAAGCGGAATTAGGTGTTAATGCTAGAAATGTTCCAGAAGAGGATCTGCCTGCGAATACAGAAGAGCTTGAACTTTTTATGCAGCTTAATTATAAGCAGGGTATTGAAATTGCTCAGGAGCAGGCTATAAACAATGTTTTTCTTTCAAACAAATACGACGAAATAAAAAGCAGAATTGATTACGATTTAGCTGTTATAGGTATTGGGTGTGCTAAGCATTCTTTCAATAACACTGACGGTATCAAACTTGACTATGTAGACCCTTCAAATTTAGTATGGTCTTACACAGAAGATCCTAATTTTTCTGATTGTTATTATTTTGGTGAAGTAAAAAAAATAAAATTAAACGAATTAAAAAAGCAATTCCCATCTTTAACAGATGAAAAAATTGCTGAGTATACAAAAAAAGGTTCAAACTGGGTAGATTATAATAGTATAGGTAACAAAAGCGGTAGTGCTATTGATGATAATAATGTTGTTACTGTTTTATATTTTAATTGGAAAACTTGGGAAAACAACGTATATAAAATAAAAGAAACTTCTACTGGCGCAGAAAAAGCAATTCCTAAAGACGATTCATTTGATCCACCTAAGGATAAAAGAACACGTTTTCAGAAAGTAGCTCAAGCTAGGGAGGTTATATATGAAGGAGCCTTTATATTAGGAACTAAGGAGTTATTGAAGTGGGAAAAAGCTACTAATATGATTCGACCATTATCTAATACAAATAAGGTAATGATGAATTATATAGCCAGTGCTCCAAGACTTTACAAAGGCAACATAAATTCTTTAGTGTCTAAAATGACACCTTATGCGGATTTATTGCAATTAACACATTTAAAACTACAGCAAGCAATACAAAGAATGACACCTTCAGGTGTTTATTTAGATGCTGATGGTTTAGCTGAAATTGATTTAGGAAACGGTACAAGTTACAATCCGCAGGAAGCATTAAATATGTATTTCCAAACAGGATCTATAATTGGGCGTTCACAAACTGTAGATGGTGAAATGAATCCAGGCAAAGTGCCTATTCAAGAACTACCTGGAGGTGGTGGCAATCAAATTCAAATATTAATAGGTGCATACAATCAGTACATACAAATGATGCGTGATGTTACTGGTTTAAATGAAGCAAGAGATGGTTCTGATCCAGATCCTAAAGCTTTAGTTGGTGTTCAAAAGCTAGCTGCAGCAAATAGTAATACAGCAACTAGACATATATTAACTAGTAGCATGTTTATTACCACAAGTTTAGCAGAAGCAATTTCTTTACGATTTAAAGACGTATTAGAATTTCATCCTTCTAAAGAAGCTTTTATAACAGCATTAGGTAGATTTACTGTGGGGTCTTTAGAGGAGCTAAAAGACTTGCATATACATGATTTTGGTATATTTCTAGAGTTAGAACCTGACCAAGAAGAAAAGCAAATGCTCGAAGCTAATATACAGGTAGCGCTTTCACAAGGAAGTATATTTTTAGAAGATGCTATCGATATAAGAGAAATAAACAACACGAAATTAGCTAATCAACTTTTAAAGTTTAGAAGAATTAAAAAACAACAAGTTGACCAAGCACAAGCTCAAGCAGCAAGTGCGGCGCAAGCAGAGGCTCAGGGTCAAGCTCAAATTGTTGTCGAGCAAGCTAAAGCTCAAGCAGAACAAGTTAAAACAGAATCTAAAATACAAGTTTCAACAGCTGAAAACGAATTGTCTATTAAAAAGATGGAAGTTGAAGCTAGAACAAAAAGAGAACTTATGCAATATGAGTTTGATTTAAATGTTCAATTAAAACAATTAGAACTACAAGCTCAAAAAGAATTAGTAGAAAAACAAAGTGAAACTCAAAAAGAGATAGCTAACACAAAAGTTAGTGCATCTAAAATAACCGGCCCACCAGATACAGGTAAGCCACAAAAATCTTTTGAATCTAAAGGTAATGACGTTTTAGGAGGTTTTGATTTATCAAGATTTGAGCCTAGATAAAACTATTTAAACTATTTTATTATATACAATTATGGAAGAACAAATTAAAGTTAACGCTGTAGAAGATAATACACCTCCTGCAACACCACAAGAAAAAGAAGCTGCTGTTTTAGAACAGGCTATTAATGAAGGTTCTGTTGATGAATCATATGGTCTACAGGAAGATGGCGTTTACAAAGTAAATTTAGACAAACCACCAACAACCAAAGAAGATGCCATTCAAGAGCAAGAAACAGAGAGCGTATCTGTGGGCGATGGAGCCGAAGATAGCCCGGAAGTGGACGAACAAGTACGGGAGCAAGATACAAAAGAAGAAGACAAAGAAGAAGAAGTAAATGATGATTCACCATTAGAATTAATTAATGATGAACCAGAACAAGAAGTGCATCAAGAAGAGCAAGAGATACAACAAGATGTACAGCAAGAAGTAAAACAGGAAGAACCCAAAGTAGTTTTACCTGAAAACATAGAGAAGTTAGTTAAGTTCATGGAAGAGACTGGAGGATCGGTAGAAGACTACGTAAGTCTTAATCGTGACATTTCTAAAATGGACAATACAACTTTACTAAGAGAATACTACAAGAGTACTAAACCTCATTTAGACGCAGATGATGTTGATTTTTTATTCAATAAAAATTTTGCGTATGATGAAGAGACGGATGATCCGTCAGACGTTAAAGCTAAGCAATTAGCTTTTAAAGAAGAGTTATATAATGCTCAGAATCACTTTAATACTAGTAGGGAAAAATACTACGCTGATCTTAAGTTAAGGAAGCAAGATAGTGTTGCTCCTGAATATATTGAAGCAATGGACTATTATAATAACTCTAAGCAACAATCAGAAGAATATAATAATCTTCAAAAAGAGTTTATTGAAAAAACAAATAAAGTTTTTAACGATAATTTCAAAGGTTTTGATTTTAAGGTCGGAGAAAACAAATACAGGTTTAAAGTAGATAACACAGAAAAAGTTAAACAATATCAATCAGATATTTCAAATTTTATTAATGAATTTGTCGGTGATGATGGAGCTGTAGCTGATGCCTCAGGGTATCATAGAGCTTTATTTGCTGCTAAAAATGCAGATAAGATTGCAAATCACTTTTATGAGCAGGGCCGTGCCGATGCTGTAAGAGAAGCTGCTAAGCGAGCAAATAATATCAATATGGATCCTCGCGTTGATAATTCAACAATTAAAACCGATCAAGGTGATAAAATTAGAGTAGTATCTGGAAATTCATCTGATAAGTTGCGCATTAAATGGAACAAATAACACAACTTAAAATCAAACAAAATGGCTTTTACTAGTGGCATACCTGCCTCATTACAACCAACCCAGTCTAAAACACTTTATTCTGGAAACTACATTGATTTCACCTCAGCGGCACATGATCAATGGACACAACAATTTTTACCCGATGTATACGAAAAAGAAGTAGAGCGCTACGGAAATCGTTCAATCGGATCATTTTTAAGAATGGTATCTGCAGAGATGCCTTCAACATCAGACCAAATCATTTGGACTGAGCAAGGACGTCTACACACTCGTTACGCAAATGTACTTCCTCAAGGAACTGCTGCTGCTTTACCAGCTGTAGGAGCTGCTGCTGTTATTGCAGCTGATGCTAATGCAGGAGGGCGTTTAAATTTCGCTATCCCAGCACAACCAACAAGCGTTGGATTAACATCTGCTACTACAGGAAACTGTAACTTCAAAGTTGGTCAAACAGCTATGATTCAAGTACAGTCAAATGCAACTTCTGCTGTAGGTGGAACTGCTGCTGTAATTAAAGGTGTAGTTACTTTAGTTGAGGACACACGTTTTCAAATTAAAGCATACAAAGCTCACGCTGGTGTAACTGCTGCACAAAGAGTAACAGCAATGGTATACGGATCTGAATTTGCTAAAGGTACTGGAAACTTTACTGAAAAGCTAGATCCTAGCTATGCTACATTTACAAATGCTCCAATCATTATGAAAGAGCACTATTCGATCAACGGATCTGACACAGCTCAGATTGGATGGATTGAAGTGACTTCAGAAAATGGAGCTGATGGATACTTATGGTACCTAAAATCAGAGCACGAAAATAGACTACGTTGGGAAGACTACGTAGAGATGGCAATGGTTGAAGGTGTTGAAAAAAGTGCAGGAGGAGCTAATATTGCTCTTGGAACTTACGGAGGTAGCCTAGCTGCACAAAATGCACGTGGTACTCAAGGTTTCTTTGATGCAATTGAAGAAAGAGGTAATGTATATTCAGGATTTGGAGCGCAAGCTGCAGGTGGTGGAGCACTTACTGACTTTGATGCTGTTCTTAAGCAATTAGACAAGCAAGGAGCAATTGAAGAAAACATGCTTTTCTTAAATCGTGATCTATCATTAGAAATTGATGATATTCTTGCACAACAAAACGGTGGCTACGCTGGTGGTACTTCTTATGGGGTATTTAACAACAGCGAAGATATGGCACTTACTTTAGGATTTACTGGATACCGAAGAGGATCTTATGACTTTTACAAAACTGACTGGAAATACTTAAATGACTGGTCAACTCGTGGAGGTTTTGGAGATATTGAAGGTGTATTAGTACCTGCAGGTACCTCTACTGTTTATGACCAACAGTTAGGAACAAACATTAAGCGTCCATTCTTACACGTACGATACAGATCTTCAGAGACTGACAACAGAAAAATGAAATCTTGGATTACAGGATCTGTTGGAGGACCAACTAGTTCAGATATTGACGAAATGAGAATGCACTATCTTACTGAAAGATGTCTTGTTACTCAAGCTGCAAATAACTTCGTGTTATTCAAAGCATAGTACTTTTAACTATAGGATACGGGCCCTTCGGGGCCTTGTATTCTTATTTTATATTATTTAATTATGACAACAAAAACAACAAAAGTCCCATCTATTGAAAAAGAATGGGAAATAAAAGACAGAACATACGTGCTTACAAATAATAGAGCACCTATATCTTGGACAATACAAACAAAACACACAGCTAGAAAGCCATTGCTTTATTTCGATGAAGTCTCTGGTATAAATAGAGAGTTACGATATGCTACAAATCAAAGATCCTTATTCGTTGATGAACAAGATGGATCTGCAACTTTAGCTCATATTGTATTTTTAGATGGTGTTTTAAATGCTCCAAAAGAACAACAAAATTTACAAAAATTACTTTCTTTATATCATCCGGAAAAAAATCAATTATGGATGGAGATTGACGAAGTGCAAGAAGCCGAAGATGAAATTGACGTTTTAGAGATGGAACTTGAAGCTTTAAATCTTGTTAACGAAATTGACATTGAACATTTAGAGGCTATTATGAGAACTGAATTAGGCTCTACAGTAGCTGGACTTTCTTCCAAAGAATTAAAAAGAGATGCGTATAGATTTGCTAAATCGCAACCTGAATTATTCTTAGAGCTTGTTCAAGACGAAGATATAAAATTAAGAAACTTAGCTAATAGAGCTGTTGAAGTTGGAATTTTACAACTAACTGATGATAATACTGTTTTTAAATTTGCCAACGGTAAAAAAGTTTTAACAGTACCATTTGAACAGCATCCGTACGCGGCTTTAGCACAATACTTTAAAACTGATGAAGGCGTAGATTTAATGAAATCTATAACAAAAAAGCTTTCATAAATACTTGGCGTAGAGTAAGAAATTAACTCTATGCCGTCTAAACCAATACAACAGATATAAATGGTAAATATAGATAACGTCTACAATTCTGTACTAGTAATAACTAATAAAGATAACCGTGGATATATAACACCAGAGGAGTTTAATAGATTAGCATCTCAAGCTCAAAACGAAATATTTGAAAGTTACTTTAGGAAGCAATCTTCTTATGAACTTAATGCAAATATAACCAGCGACTTTGCAGATCCTGTTTTAAATACTTCTGAGAAAATAAACGAATTTTACGGTAATGCTGATTTAGCATTAAGTAATGGCGTTTTCAATTACCCTAATGACTTTTATAGACTAGGAGTTGTGTCTGCTAATAATAAAATAGCAGACTTTGCACATCATTCAGACATAAAATACATTAACCAATCACCTTTAACTTACCCCGTTGACAGTCAACCTGTATACACTTTAGCTCAAAATGGAGTTAAAGTATATCCCGGCACTATAACAACTGGTGTTAATATAGATTATTTAAAAAAGCCTAATAGACCTAAGTGGGGTTACATAATGCCAACAGCTGCACAGATATCTGCTGGGATTCCTAATAAGCCTATTTATGATCCAACAGTTTTCAACCCTGCAACTGATGATTACAGTGAATCAGCAAAGTCCTATAACTTTGAACTACATCCATCTGAAGAATACGACTTAGTGGTAAAAATATTAACTTACGCAGGGGTGGTTATAAAGCAAGCAGATGTAGCAGGCTTTGCACAAGGAAAAGAACAACAAATAGCAGCAACTGAACAATAATGGCAATATCAAGAAGACCTTTAGACGTAGATAATTATTCCGCATTAGATGGCGGAACGGGATTAGCTATACCAGGATATTACAGTAGAACTAACTTGAACGATATAATTAACAACTTTATGGTTGCTTATATTGGAGATGGTAAGGTTTTAACAAAAGTACCTAGATATGAAGTTGCTTTTTGGGCACAAAGATCTGTTCAGGAATTTAGTTATGATATTTTACATTCTGAAAAATCTATAGAAATAGAGTTAAGCCCTACTAAAAGTATATCATTACCTTCGGATTACGTTAATTATGTTAAAGTTTCATATACTGATTCTAATGGCGTAATGAGACCAATACTTCCAAGCAGAACAACTACAGCTAATAAAGCTGTTGCACAAGACCAAGATTATAAATATTTATATGATCAGGTAGGTGATATAGTTTTTAAGGAAACATCTGAAACTATTGATAAGTATCAATCAGCAAGTAGACCATTAGATGCTGAGCAAACTCAAGACTATTATAACGGATATTTTGATACAGATGACTACGAATATTATGGCAGTCGATACGGCACAACTCCTGAATATCAAAATATTAACGGTACTTTTGTTTTAGACACAGAGGCTGGTAAAATTTATTTTGACGCAGCATTTAAAGAAGGATGTTATATAACATTTACTTATATTTCAGATGGATTAGGAAATAACGGTGATTTTGACAACGTATATGTTCCTAAATTAGCTGAAGACGCAGTGTATGCCTCTATGCTTTACAATCTTTCTAAGCTTCGAAGTTCTGCCGCAGGTGCTGCTGGTCTTTACAAAAAAGAAGCTTCTTCTAAAATGCGAAACGCAAAAATAAGATTGTCTAATATGAAAACCAACGAAATGGCGCAAATTATGCGCAATAAAGCAAAATGGATTAAACACTAATAAAAATCTATGCCAGAAATTAAAAGAACGTTCAATGTTGGGAAAATGAATCGCGACTTGGACGACAGATTAGTACCTCCTGGTGAATATCGGGAAGGTTTTAACATTACCGTTGGTCGATCTGAAGGATCAGATGTAGGGGCTATTGAAAATTTATTAGGTAACGAAGCGGTTGCACAAAGCAATATAGCAAACGCAAAATGTATTGGCTACGTAAGCGATACTGGTACTGAAAAAATATATTTTTTTGTAACTAGTAACTCTTCTTATAATGAAGTTAATACTGGGCAGCATGGTTTATTTGAATATGATCAAAAAACAAAGCAAACTACTGCTCTTGTTGTTTCTGCACAACTTAATTTGCATCAAAGTTATCCTATAACAGGTATAAATATCGTAGATGATTTATTATTTTGGACAGATAATAGAAACTACCCTAGAAAATTAAATGTAGTAACTGCTAAAAACAACACTTCGTACTATACTGCATCTAATGATATTGATAACCTAATATCTGTTGCTAAATTTGCACCTTATCAATCACCTACATTAGTGTCGGCAACAAAAGAAGCAAATATATCTTCCACATTTATGGAAGATAAGCTAATTAGGTTTTCTTATAGATGGCAATTTGAAGATAACGAATATAGCACTTTAGCTCCATTTAGTCCTATAATTTTTTCTAGACTAGATGAATCGGATACTATAAGCACTTCATTGTCTAATTTTGGTGAAATTGAAACATTTGTTAACGCAATTAATCAAGTTCAACTTCAGATACCAACGCCTACTGGTTACGGTATAAAAAACGTTGAATTAATATATAAAGAATCAGGTTCAGGAACATTATATGTTGTTGACGATCAAGATGTTACAACGGAACCTTTTGTAAACTTTACATATTCATCTACAGATCCTTTTAGAACACTACCAAGTGATCAGCTTACAAGAGTTTACGATGCTGTCCCTATAAAAGCAAAAGCGCAAGAAGTGGCTGGAGGTAGATTAGTGTATGGTAATTTTTTACAAAATTATGATATTCCTGATATTGCTTTTACAGTATCCAGAACGGGTGAAACATCCGCTAGAAATAATATATTAGAAAATCAATCGGTTAAATCAAGAAGAACTTACCAAGTAGGTATTGTTTTAGCAGATAAGTTTGGAAGACAATCTCCTGTTATATTATCAAGCTCTGGTACAGATACTGTTTTTATAGATCCAGGAAATGGTGATTCTAGTGCAATAACTGCTTTTAACGCGTTACGAATTACTTTTACGGATGCAACGCAAATACCTTCGTGGGCTTATTCATACAGAGTTGTTGTAAAACAACGTGAGCAAGAATATTATAATTGGATTTCTACAATTGACGCAGCTAATGTTGTTAATCGTTTTGGTGATAGTATTAATAAAGTACCAAGAGATCAAACTGCAACTATACCACCTAGTACATCCGCAACTATATCACCTTGTGACGTATCTGTTTATCCTAAGTTTTTGTCTGGGGGGAATGTTTATACAAAACCCTATGCTAATTTAACTAAGATACAATCTATTGCAAATCCTTCAGGCGATGCTTTAGTAACTACTCTTGATAATTCCGGATCTTCTGTTACAAGTGGACTTTGCGTTTTTGAAACAGAGCCTGTGTCTTCTGAATTAGATATATTTTATGAAACTTCAACAGGTGGATTAATATCAGAAATACCAGCTACTACAATAGATATTTCATTTTTTAACTGTATATTATTAACTTTTACGTCAGGTAATCACATTGAAATAAATAGGATACGAGCTGGATATAATGAACCGTTTTTTGATGTAGGAGTTAGAGCTTTTGTTGTGCAAGAAAATTTTACACAAGAAAGAAGAAAAAACACATTAATACATTCTAGCGGGCTTTTAAACTCTAGAACAGGTATTAATTATATAAACCAATTTAACGAGTCTGAGGGCGGCTTAACAATATCATTAGACCCTTTAGATGGCTCAATACAAAAGTTATTTGTTGATGACACTCAAGTAATAATATTTCAAGAAGACAAAGTTTCTAGGTCTCCTGTAAATAAAAACTTTATATACTCAGCAGAGGGCGGGGCTATACCTGTTACAAGTAATACTCAATTTTTAGGTACAGTAGCTGCTTATGCAGGTGAATTTGGTATTTCACAAGACCCTCAATCTTTTGCTAGTTATGGTTTTGCAAAATACTTTACAGATAAAAATAGAGGAACGGTGCTTAGACTATCTCAAAATGGAATTACTGAGATAGCCAAATTAGGTATGGGGGATTTTTTTAGAGATGCTTTAAAGCAATCAACCAAAATTATAGGATCTTATGATGAATATAATAGATGCTACGAATTAACTATTATAGGCCAGGGGCTTGACAGCAATAAAGATACAAATTCTGAAACAGCAAGCGAAGGATATATAACATTATCTTTTGATGATAGATCAAATGGTTGGACTAGTTTTAAAGGATTTAAGCAAGCTGGCGGGGTTTCACTAAATAATTATTATTATACATTTAGTGGTGGCGCATTATGGGAACATCACAGTGAGAATGTAACTCATAATAATTTTTATAACTCCGGAACTCAACAATCTTATGTAATACCAATATTCAACGATGCTCCTTCTCTAGTAAAGCAATATAACGCTTTAAGTTATGAAGGTGATGAAGGATGGGGTGTAGAATACATACAGACGGATATAGGAAATTCAGGCGAACTTCCTCAAGTGGCAACCTCGTATTCAACTACGTTGCAATTATCAGGAGCTGCAGACAATTCTGTTTTTAATGGGGCTACTACGGTTATAGCTAAAGAAAACGAAGGTATTTCATGGGCTATATTTGTTAAGCCTTTAAATTCACAATTTGAATTTACAAATGTTAATAATATAACTTTAACACAAGATGTTGGTAGCAATATTAATGTAGTTAATCCTCAATCAATAACAAGCGATGGACAGCTAGTTTTTTTAGCACAGCATACTGTAGGCGCATTAAATTCAATACAAACTTTAATTATTGGTGGTGATGGAGCTGGCTTAGCTTTTACAGTTGCATTATTAACTGTGAACACAATAGACGCGGTTGCATTAGCAGACGTATCTCCAGCATCACAAATATTTAACACAGTAGGAGGCAATAATATTAATTTTAATATTAATGCGGTTTCAAATCACTATATAGATCCTTCTGATATAACTATAAACACAGGAGGATTGCCTTCAGGTTCAAACCCAGGCGTTGTTACCAATGTTAGAAACGGTGATAATTTAACGTACACTATACCAATAACAGTAACTGATACCGCTAATGCAGGAACAGTAACAGCTACAGGTACAGCTACTTTAAAGCCAACATTAACTTGGGCCGCTTTAACTGGATCAACTGGAGGAGTTTTAAACACTCCTATAGACACTACTATAGGAAACCTTTATTATATATCTCCTTTTGATAATTCAACAAATAGATTAGCAACTATAGTTTTTACAGCTGGAGCTAACCAAATTTTTAAATTAAATTCTTTTAGTATTATATATGATGTTGCAGGTTCAACTATAACTAAGCAATTAGGAGCAGGCGTTGGTGGTTCAAACCCAATGGATGGTATCTTAACAGCTAGTATACAGCTACCTATAATAACTGCAGATACTATTGCTACTGCAACTATTACAGGTGCTGGGAGCGAAGCTGCTACGTTGGGTTCTATACCTTCTACAATTTCATTAAACCAAAATGGCGATGCAATTAGCATTCCAGGAAATTGGAATGTAGAAATACAAGTGCAACCAACACAAGGTAACACATGGGTAGAGTTTAACAATAACAACGGAACATCTATTGTTAATGCTAACACCGCATTTTTTATAGGAGGATCCGTTAATTCAACAGGGTCTTCAAGAAGTGTTGTAGCAACTATAACAAATAGAAACACTAGAGTTGTCACATCTCCAGATGCAAGCGCAACAATAACAATAACACAAGCAGGGTAATATGGCAGATATAATTTCATTTCCTTTTGAAAAAAAAGAAGGTAAATATTTTACGCCTATAGTTTCAGAACAAACTAAATATAAAGTTGAAAATGGAGTTATAGTTGAAAATGGCAAAGAATTAATCTCAGGCATAAAAGGAGCTTTTGCTATAATAAAGTTAATACTTCCTGTAGATAAAGCGAGTACTAAAAAAGAATTATTTGCTTTAAACTCGGAAGCAGTAAATTCATCGAATTAAATTATATGCAATTACAAGTTAGAAAATTACAAGAATCCGATTGGGATTTAATACCAAAGTGGTGGGAAACTTATGGTTCTGAAGGTTTCCCACGTGACTTTTTGCCAGGAGCTTTTCAAATAGGCGACGAACAAGAAAAAAAACGTGAAGGACTAGGTGGCTTTATGGTTTGCAAAGGAGACGATCCTATTGCAGCTATGTGGCTATGGATGACAAATAGTAAGATGGCAATTCCAGCTGTTGTAGTGAGTGATAAATCTTATCGTGACACAGACAGAAGTGATGCATTGCAACTCTTAGTAGATTTTACAACTGATTTTGCTGAAGACTTAGGTTATAAGTATGCTTTTGCATGGGCAAAGCCAGGTAAATTATTAGAAAAATATAAAAAAGCGGATTATTATTGCGATGAAACTCCGTCATATGAATTAATACTAAAATACTAATGGGAGATATAGTAAAAGGTGTAGCATCACTTTTTGGAGGTAGAAAAAGAAGGCAGGAGCAAAAGGCTGCTACTGCGGGTTTAAATGCAGCAACAGGAAGGCAAGATGCTTTTGATTTACAAAACGTATACGCAGGAATGAATGCTCCAGATATTTCAATGTCTGGGTATGACCCTTCTCAAGCTCAAGTTGGACAATTAGGTCCAGCACAACAAGCACAGTTAGCGCAATTAGGGCCTTCGCAGGGGTATGAAGCTCAAGGATACACAGCGCAAGGATATGATCCAAGAACAACATCAATAGGTGGCTTGGCTAGGGGTGCGGATACAGGTTTAACCAACACTATGGCTAACTTGCAGGTATCAACCGCTGGTGCAGAAATGCAGGCAAGAGAAGCTGATCAATCTTTAGCGGCTTCGCAGGATTTAGCTGCACAAGCTGGTACGGGTGCGGGTGGAGCAACGGCATTAGCTGCCGCAGCTGCAAAATCAAAAGCTGGAGTATCAGCTTCTATAGACGAACAAGTTAAAAGAAATGAAATGCTTAGAGCTCAAGGGGAAAGCGAATTACAAAGATCCCAGTTAGCTCAAGGCAATTTAGCGTCTAAATTTGATTTAGGTCAAAGCCAATTCAATGTTGGTGCACAAAACCAAGCAGCTCAGTTTGGAGCACAGGCTCAAAATCAAGCGGCGCAATTTGGCGCTCAAGCGCAGAACCAAGCAGCAAGATTTGGTGCTCAAGCTGAGAATCAATTTTCATTAGCTCAATTTGGCGCAGCAAATCAAATGAATCAGTTTAATGCTGGTCAGCAAAATCGTTTTGCTCAAGCACAATTTGGTGCAGAAAATCAATTTGCTTTAGCTAATCAACAAGCTCAAAACAATGCCGCTAGATTCGGGGCTACGGCTGCTAATCAAGCACAAATGGCTGCTGCTGACTATCAGTTTAAAACCGATACTATGGCTAGACAAGGTGAAGCTGCTGTACAACAATTTGAATTTGATAGATTACAGGATCAAACAAGTAGAGCAATGGCAAAAAGTAATGCGGCAGACGCAGCAAGAGCTCAAGCTAAATCAGACCTTATTGGTGGTATAGCTGGAGTAGCTGACGCTGCTGTAAGTGCGTTCACGGGGGGAGTGGGCGTATCAAATTTATTAGGTAAAGCAGACGATTAATATGGCAAACTATAATTACGACTTTTGGTCAAAAGAATTTGAATACAAACCTGGGGGTGCTAAAAGCCAACAGATGATAGGGCAAGCTATAGATTCGTCTATAGAAGAACGCCGATTAATGGCTGATAGAGCTGAAGCTAAAAAAGATAGGCAACTTAAAAGAAATATTTTAAATTATAACTATGCGCAAAAGATGGCGCAAGATATGGATGATTTAAATATTATGCCTACTGCAGGTGTGCAGGGAATGGATCAAATAATGACAGCCGCAGGAAGATCTATTGCTGACCAAGCTGCTTATTTAAATAAAGAACTTAAAAGAACCGGGGATATGACATCATATTCTGCGGCTATGGCTAAGTTAAAAGGAGAAGTTAGTAGTATTAAAAACATGGACAAAGAAGCTAAAGCTTTTTTAGGCGGAGTTAATACAGCTATAGAAAACGGTACATTTTCAGATTATAACTCACCTGAGTTACTAGGAATGGCTGAGGATATGCGAAGAGGATCGCCTAAGGGTAGATTTGAAAATATCGATGGCGTTACTACTTGGGTTTCTGAAACTGTTGATGGTAAACCATATCAAGTTGCTGCAAGTCAATTCAGCGAGCTATCTAAAAAACTTCAAGTTAAAGATGATGTAGACACTTTATTAAAGTCATCTATAAGTTTAAATCAAGGGCGTGATGGTAACATATTAGGCTTTAATCAAAGCCCATCAGGTATTGGTGGGCAAGGTTTAAGTGCAGCTGATTTAGCAGCGGACAGTTTAACTGACCTTATAAATACTGCTGGGCCTGGAAATAAAGAAAGAAAAAGTGCAGCTTTATTAGTTGATCATTTTGGTGTACCATCAAGAAAAGCTAAAGAACTTATGGCTCAGGTTATTGATGAAGATCAATTAACACCTCAAGAAAAAGCAGACGGTATTGTAACAGAAGGTGATAGGTTGTTGCAAAACAAATGGCTACAAAAAGCAGAGTCTATGTACGGTATCAACCAAAAAGCTGTTAGCACAGAGCGTAGAGCAAGGCAAGATCAGTATGAGCAACACAAAGAAAAAATTGATAACAGAAGAGACGTTAATAATACAATAGAAAATTTACCTTCAGCTACTGTTAACAATAATAATGAAAACGATCCGCTTTCAAAAAAATATCAGTTTAGAAATGAAATTCAAGATAATCCTGGGAAGTTCTGGAATGATATAGAAACAAGCTTTATAGAAAAAGGGTTTAACAATCCTAAGCGCCTTTATTCTGAAGCTAAAACAATATACGATCCTAAAGATCCAAACGCTAATGAAGATGGAACTGTAACTATTCCATCTAGGTTTATAGGATATCAAATTGTTAATGAAAAATTGCCTGCAAACAGAAGAACGCCTGTTACAGTTTATGCAGAAGATTTTAACAATTTAGATGATGTATACAAAAAAATATATGCAGCTACGGGAATGGAGTCTTTTGGAAGAAAACCAATTTCTGCAAAGACTAAAACAGGAACTAATGACCCTATAACTGAAATGCAAGGTATAGGACAAAGCAATCTTAGATCACAATTTGGATACTAATAATTTTATATATGCTAACAGAAGAACAAAAATTAGAATTAGATAACTTAGTTGCTTCAATGCAAACTAAAGGAGCTTCTAATGAGGAAATCCAAGCTGCTGTAGATGCTAGAAAATCACAAATGCTTTCATCTTCAGATATGGAAAAGCCACAACCTGTTGCGGAGACAACTGCACCTGCAGCAGGTCAAACACCCGGTACGGAATTGCAGTTGGAAAGTGGTTCTTCGGAATTACAAAGTGAAGAGGAAGAAGACGAACCTAATGTATTACAATCATTAATAGCTAGAACAGGAAGAGGTGTTGTAACCGCAGCTAAAGGCTTGTCTTCTTTTAAAGATGGATTAATATTTGGTGCTATGAATCTATATGATCCTGATAAAAGTACCGAAGAAAAAAAAGCTCTTTATGATGCTATTGAAAGAGGCAGTGCTACTGACATGCTTCCCTCTACTGATGACTTTGAAACAGCTGAAGATTGGTTAAGTAAATACGTTAGAAGAACAGATAACGAAAGTATAACTGATGCAATAACAAATGGTAATTATGCTGAAGCGGCTGAAATGACAGTAGGCGGAGCTTTAGAATCTGTGCCTTCTGTATTAGCTGCATTAACAGGCTACGGTGGTATTGCTTTATTTGGAGCCAGCGTTGCTGGAAATAAATTTGACGAAGAACTTGAAAAAAATCCAGAAGAAGCGATAGGAACTTTAGCTTTAAACGCTTTAGGTTCAGGTGCAACTGAAGCTGGTTTTGAATTAGTTACTCGCGGTATATTAAGCAAAGCTGGATTTATAAACAAAGAAATGGGAGCTAAAGCTGCTAAAGAGTTTTTAAATCAAAGTGCCGGAAGCATGGCAAAAAAGCTTGGTTTAGGTTATTTAGGGGAAGCTGGATCAGAGGCCGCTACAGAGCTTACGCAAACTATTAACGATGCTTATGGTTTTTTAGGGACAGGGATAGGTGAGTTAGAAGGTAGAGCTGACGAAACTTTAGCTAAAACTGTTGGAAACAATATAAAAAATATTGTTGACGCTGGTATTGTTGGTGGTTTTATGGGAGGTACTATATCTACTGTAGGTGCTTTAGGCAACAATACACCAGCAAGAAATAGAGCTGAACAAATATTAACTCCTGAAGTACAAAAACAGCAGATGGAAACTTCTGCTAAAAATATATCTGAGTATGTTAAAGACTTAGAAAAAACAGAAGATGAATACGAAAGATCTTTGCTTGAAAAAAAAATAGTAGAAGAGGAAAATAATATTGTTAAAACGAAGAAAAAAGTTTCATTAGGGCTTTCTTCTTTAAAAGGCGATAATCTTTCTAAATATGCTAAAAATCAAGATGAAATAACAAAAGCAAAAGCTTCTATTGAATCTGATACAGATGCTGAGAAAGCAAAATCTTTAGCTAGACAAAGATATGATGAGCTTGTAAATGAAAACAATGAGATTCTTGAAAGCTCAATAAAACAAAAATTTGAAGATATTACTGAATCTGCAGAAAAGCAGGCTGGAGATTTAGGTGTAGAATTTAAAAGATTTAAGACTTCAAAAGAGGTTGAAGATTATATACTTTCTAAAGACAAAAGAAAAACAAAAAAATCTAAAGTATTAGCAGAGTCTAATGACGGTTTTATTATTCAAAACTTTGATGGTACTCAAGAAATTATAATAAATGAAGAGGTTGCTATGGATCCTGAAAATCAGGCTGTAAATGTAGCTTCACACGAATTATTACATGGAGTATTATATAATACCTTAAAAGGAAATCCAGATACTGCCGAAAATTTAGGAATTGAATTAGGTAAGGAGATAGCTAAAATTAACGTTGAAGAAGTAGCTGATTCTAATTTTAGAAAAAGGCTTGAGCTTTATGCGGATGAATCAATAGCTGTACAGGGCGAAGAAGTTCTTGCTTTATTTTCTGATGCTGTTGCTACGGGTGATATAAAATATAATGAAAATATTTTTACTAAGTTAGGAGATGGTGTTAGGCGTGTATTAGAAACCGTAGGTCTTAAAAAGAAATTTAACACAGGAAGAGATGTATATAATTTTATAAAAGATTATAATGCGGACATTGCTAAAGGTGGCTTAAGGCAGTCTATAATACAAGGAGCTAAAGAGGGATTTGAAGGTAAATTAGTTAAAGATGCAGAAAAACAAGCTAAATCTGTAATTAAAGAATCTCGCTCAAATTTAAAAGGCTTATTAGATAAGTATGGAGATAAAAAAACTTTAATACAACAAAGTTTACTTAAAACACCGCAAGGTCAAGAAACATTTGATTTTGTAAAATCTGAATTTGGACAAGAAGTTGCGCCCATAGTTGAGTCTGTAACTAAAAGACTATATGACCCAATACCTCAAGATGCTAAGCAGGGTGTTAGTAGAGAAGATTATAAAAACGCTATGATTTCTGATTTGGCTACTATTGTAGACCGGGAATATGATCCTGCTAAACAAGATTTAGACAAATTTGTAGGAATTAGAGCTTTTCAAAGATCTAATAGGTTAGCTAAGCAGCTAGGTATTGAATCAGTTGCTGAACGAGGTGGAGCTGGTATTACAACAGACGTTACAGAAGCTAAAGCTATTACAGCTGAAGAAAAAGCCCCAGATGAAGTTTCAACTAAAAAACCAATTGCAGAAGCTTTAAAACTGCCTAAAGAAATTTCAGAAAAAACAAATAGATTAGCTGAATTAGCTGCTATAAAAGCTGATAAATCTTTAGAAGGAAAAGAAACATCTGATGTTAAAAAACTTTCTGCTAGAAATAAAGCTTTTAATGATATTTTTAGTAAGCAATTATTTAATGATATTAAAACTGAGCTAGGTAAAAACACTAAAAACTCTAATGATTTTTCTAAATATTTAGATAAAAACTACGAGGGTTTATTAGATGCTGCTTTAGATAATATAGACTTTCAAAAAGGGGGTGGTGTATCTGCAGATTGGAATACAAATCCTCCAACAAAACAAGAGTTTGTAGATTATTATGAAGCTACTAATGAAAAAGCTTCAACAAGAGCTGATCGCAAAAAGTCTTTAAATAATGCTATAGCTAGACAATTAGCAAATGAGGCTAGAATTGAATTTGCCAAAAAAGATCCTGCAACTGCTCAATTATTTAAAAAGAAGCATGGAGTTGTTTTAGCTAGTAAATCTTTAATTCCTTCAAATGAAAAATTACAAACATTATCTGGAATTCCAAATTTTAATGAATTAGGCGGTATGCCTGCAAGAAATGTTTGGAAAGGTTTAAATGCTGAAACAAATATAGGATTTAATTTAAGTACAGAAAGCGGGAGAAAAAGAGCAATTTCTTCTATGAAAAAAGCTTTAATTAAAGGGCAAGTGCCTATTGATGCTTTTTTAACAGCAGAAATAATAATAAATAGTAGTCCTAGATTTTTTGTAGAACAGGAAAAAGCGTATACAAATGCTAAAGCTAAACTTGGAAAAAATAATAAACAAACAATAGCGGCAGATAAAGAGCGCATGCGTGTTAAAAATGAATTTGTAAAAAACATGAACACTATGCTTTCTGAAGTTAAAGATAGTGGAAAAGCTGTTTATTTAACAGGCCCAGCTAAAGGATGGACTAAAAATAAATATTCATTTAATACTTTAGGAAAAAACTTAACACAAATTGCTGAATCTTTTAAAAATGGAAAAGTTGCTAAAAACAATTTAGCTAACCTATCTATGTTTGAGCAAACTATGCGCCCTCTTTATAACTTAATTTCTGATGCTAAAACTACTTCAGAAAAAACAGAAATGGTTAATTTAATTATGATGTTAACCAACACTAGCAATGGAGGCTCTAATTTATGGTTTAGACAAGGAGCAGAAGTTGTTGGATTTTCTAAATTTTTATTACCAGGAAAAGAGGGTAAAAGAGGTATTGAGTGGGAACATGCAATGCAGGCTAATAATGCTCGTTTATTTTTACTTAATTCTGCTTTAAACAATGTGCCATGGACCACCGTTTATCCTGCTGTAAAAAGAAATTATAAAGTAATAGCATTAGATAAATCTTTAGATGATATTTTAAAATCAGCTAAAAGAGGCAATGCAATGGGAGAAGGCTGGAACGTTTATAAAAGTCATTGGACAGAAAGGTATTTTCATCCAGATGTAGTTGTTTTTGGGGGCATTGACCCCTTTAGTATAATTGATATTAGCGGGCAAACAATGTCTGAAAAATATAATATAGATGCGGCTGGCCAATCATTAACTGAAATTAAATCATCAAAAACTTTAAATAAAGAGTTTAACGATATTATTGAAAGAGTTAAAGGTGTTGCTTCTGATGCTACATATTCTGAAGCTAGAGCTATAAAACTTGGAAAGAAAAATAATCCTTTTAAGTTTTTTGTTCCTTATTCAGCTGAGGATTATATGGGATTGGTATATCCTACGCTTGGCAAAGGTGCTGAAGGTGATAAAAATCTTAAATGGTATAAAGATAACATTACTGATGTTTATGCAAGAGGGATTCGTGATTTTGAAATAGCTAAGCAGCAGTCTATGACACAATGGACTGAACTTAAAAAACAAATTAAAAATTCTCCTGCTAAATTAGATAAAGAAGCTGTAAGAGATTTTACTAATGAAGAAGCTATAAGATTATACTTATGGGATCAGCAAGGTATGCTGCCTGATAATGTTGCTAAAAAAGATATTGAAGCAATAAATAAATATATTGATAGTAAGCCTGAGTTAAAAAGTTTTGCAGAACAAATACAAGGATTGACTTCAGACGGCTACCCTGCACCTACAGGTGATTGGTTAGCTGGCACAATAACTACTGATTTAGTTAATTATACTAATACAGCTAGTAGAGAGCAGTACTTGAAGCAATGGCAAGATAACGTAGATGTTGTGTATAGCAAAGAGAATATGAATAAACTCCGCGCTATTTATGGTGAAGACTATACCGAAGCGTTAAGTGATATGCTTTATAGAATGAAGACTGGTCGCAATAGACCATCTGGTGCTAATAAGCTTACTAATCAGTTTATGAACTGGGTTAATGATTCTGTAGGTACGATAATGTTCTTTAATACAAGATCAGCATTGTTGCAAACAATATCAGCTGTAAACTATTTAAACTTTACAGATAACAATCCGTTAAGAGTTGCTGCTGCATTTGCAAATCAAAAACAATACTGGTCTGATTTTTCTGAAATATTTAATTCTGATTTCTTAAAACAAAGAAGAGGTGGGTTAAAAACTGATGTTAACGCAGATGAAATAGCACGAGCTGCTTCGACATCTGATAATAAAGTTAGAGCTGCGTTAGCCGCTATATTAAAGAAAGGATTTTTACCAACTCAACTTGCGGATAGTTTTGCAATATCAGTTGGGGGCGCTGCTTTTTACAGAAACAGAATTAATTCTTTAATGAAAGATGGTCTTACTGAAGAGCAAGCTAAAGAGCAGGCGTTTTTAGATTTTAAAGAAACAACTGAAGAGTCTCAGCAATCATCAAGACCAGATAGAGTCTCCATGCAGCAAGCGAGCCCATTAGGACGCGTTGTATTAGCCTTTGCTAACACACCTATGCAATATACTCGTTTAACTAAAAAAGCTGCCTTAGATCTCTTTAATGGACGTGGCGACTGGAAGACTAATCTTTCTAAACTTGCTTATTACGGAGCTGTGCAGAATATTATATTTACTGCTTTACAGTCTGCAATGTTTGCAATGTTATTTTCTGACGAAGAAGACGACAAAGAAAAAGAAAAGATTGGTAGAATTGGTAACGGTATTGCTGATACTTTACTAAGAGGTTCTGGTGTATATGGAGCTGGCGTAGCAATGATTAAAAACATTGTTATGGAAGCTATTAAACAATATAATAGCGGAAGACCTGATTACACAAAAGCTGCAGCTAAGATAACAAGTATATCACCTCCTGTAGATTCTAAAATAAGAAAGCTACAGTCTGTGGGTAGAACGTTTACTTATAAGCAAGAGATTGAAAAAATGAGAACAAAAGGTTTTGATATTGACAATCCAGCTTATATGGCTGTAGGGCAAACTGTTTCTGCATTAGCCAACATACCTTTAGATAGAGCAGTACGTAAAATGAACAACTTAAAAACTGCAGTTGATCAGGATACTGAATTGTGGCAATCTATTGGTTTAGCTTTAGGATATAGTGAATGGGATTTAGGGATGATACAAGCTCAACAAAAAAAGGATAAAGAGCAAAAGAAAGCTGATAAAGTTAAAAAAGCTTACATGAAAAAGTTTAGTCCTAAGCTTGATGCTAAAACAAAAAGAATTATATCTTTTAGTAAAATGTCTAAAGACGAAAAAAAAGAATATATTCAAAAAAGAGCAAAAGCAGGACAGCCTTTATTTAAAAAAGATTTTTCAAATAGTTTACCAAAAGGAGTATTAGGTAGAGCTAATAAAGATGGCACTATTGAAGTTGCTAATGGACTATCACCTACAAAAAAGAAACAGGTTATAGCTCATGAAAAAAAGCATCAAGAAGACATGAAGTCTGGTAAATTAAACTATGATAAGAATTTTATTTATTGGAATAATGAAAAATATAAAAGAACTTCTAATAAAAAAATAAATTACAAAGGAAAATTATATATTGAAGGCTCGCCGGCTTTGCCTTGGGAAAAAGCTGCAAATAACGCTGAAAAACAAATTAATTAATTATGCCAACAGAAACTTCTACACAAAGAAGTGCACGTATTAATGCTGCACAAAAAGCTAAAAAACAAAGACTAAAAGCTAGAAATAGCCTTGGTAATATTTTTGAAGGTACATTTACTACAACGGCTCAAGCTAAAAAAAATAAAAAGTTTGATAATTTGCAAAAAACAATAAATAATGTTGTTGCAAGTAAAAATCCCAAAGCTGGACCTAAAACTAAGGAAGAAACATTTGATTTTAGAAATCAAGCAGCAGAAGCTTTGTCTAATACAAAACCAAATGCAAAGCCAAAAAGTAAACAATCAACAAAAAAAGATTTTGGTAAAAGTTTAAAACAATTTGACACATCAGATATTAAATCTGATAAAGAAAAGTTATCTACTTCAAAAGCAACTGCGGCTACTTTAAAAGATTTAGGTTTAAAAAGTACAGCTAAAAAAGAGTCTAAGAAACAGCTTAGTAATAAAGAAAGAAGGCAGCAAAATAGAGCTGCTAATCTTGCTTTAAGAACGGGTAAAACTTTAGATGAAGCTTCTGCTTTAAAAGAAAAAAGAAGAACGGCTAGAAAACAGTATCTTAGAAACTTTGCTAGCCAATTAGCTAGAGGTGAACAAGCCGCGCCTATTAGAGGATTTGGAGAAGGAGAAGATGGGAAACCAGGTACGGGATCATCTTTAGTTGATAACAGTGGAGCTAAAGAAGAAGTTACTGCAAAAACAGAGCAGGCGAATCAAGATACAAAATCTATACAAAAAAGTATAGATACATTTGGCACACCTAACTCAGGCTTTGGCTTAGGTGTAACACCTATGGGAGGTGTTGGTCAAAATTTTGGTATAGATCTTAATTTTAACACGCCAGACCTAACATCTAGTAAATATATGCAGCAAGAATATCTGCGAAAAAAGCTGGGATAAAAAAAAGAAATAAGTTGCTTGTTAAGTATTAAAAGTTAACTTAATAAGCAGTATATTGCTTAAATAAAAAAAAGGGGTAACCATTTACGGCTACCCCCTTTTTTTATTTATCCATCACAAGATATGCAGTTAGGATCCATTGCTTGTGCAGCTATATCGCCGCGAAGCACTGATTCTGTCCTCATATAATATAATGTTTTTACTCCTCTTTTCCAAGCTTCAAAGTGAACCTGATTAATCCATCTAGGTTCTGCTTCCGAAGGGAAAGCTAAATTAAGCGATACCGACTGATCTATATAATCTTGTCGTATACCTGCTTGACCAACCAATTCTAATTGGTTTATTTCTTTAAATGTTTTAAATACATTTTTTACTGATTCACCTTCTTCTTGAGTTAGTCTTCCGAGGTGGTCGTAAAACCATCCATCGAGTTCTTTAATTCCTTGAACGGATCCACCATCTTCCAAAATTTTATCCCAAGTTTCTTTGGTATCAATACCAACTTTCTTAAGTACTTTTTTAAGTTCATTATTTTTACGTATAAATGTTCCTTTAGCTGATTGCTCTGTGAACACGTTAGCAGCCCAAGGCTCAATTCCAGGAGATGTATTTCCACTAAGCTTACTATTAGAGACAGTAGGGGCCACAGACCGAAGATGAGTGTTACGCATACCAGTACCAACACACCATAACGGCTCCCCATATATTTCTGCAAGCTTTCTCGATGCTCTTTCAGACTCAATCTTAATTTTACTAAAAATTTCACGTGTTTTAAATTGTGCTAATAAACCTTCAAAAGCAATTCCTTTTTGCTGCAACAAGGTATGCCAACCTAAAACACCTAAGCCTATAGCTCTACCTTTTTCAGCGCTACGTATAGCATTCTCGAAGCCTTTCATGTTTTTAGCTTTTTGTATAAACTCTTCCATAACGCCATCTAAAAACCACGTAGCATCATAGATAAGATTAGAATCTTTCCATTCATCATACTTTGCTAAGTTTAAAGAAGATAAGCAACAAACAAAACTGTGTGACTCATCTGTATGCAATGTTATTTCACTGCATATGTTAGTCATATGTACTTTTAAGCTATTGCTTTTGTAAGCTGGAGGATTAGCCTTGTTTGTATTTCCTTTAAAGAGGATATACGGTTCCCCAGTAGCTTTACGTTTTTGGAGTAGCTTGGACCATTTTTGCCTAGCTTCTTGATCTCCGTTCTCGAGGCTTCGCATAAACTTATCACCAATGACAGCACACTGATGTAAGTTAAGTGATTGCCTGTTGACATCTCCTTTAGGTTCTCTAATTTCCAACCATTCATCAAAATCAGGGTGTTCGATATTGAGATTAACGGATGCAGCCCCTCTTCGTACTGATCCTTGATTGGTCGCGAGTATAGTTGAGTCATAGATTTTGCAAAAAGGGACAACTCCGTCTGATGTTCCATTACCTGTAATTTTAGCTCCGGCGGGTCTTATCATATTAATGCCTATACCTACACCCCCACCGTGTTTTGCAAGCAGCATCATTTCTAAATTCTTTTGTCCAATATCATTTATGCTGTCTGCTACGTCAATACCAAAACAACTTATAGGTAAACCTCGATCTGTACCCGTATTAGACAACACAGGAGAGGCTAAACAGAGCCAACCCTTCCATATATATTCAAAAAACTTTTCAGCTAGTTCTGGCTTGTATAAACGCCTCGCTACTGAATTAGATACACGCCAATAAGCATCTCTAGGTGATTCTCCTAAAAGTAAATAACCACCTGTTATAGTTTTTTTATAAACCTCAGTGTCTCCCCATGTTGGGTAATCCTTACCCTTTTTCCATTCATTATTCCACATTATAAATTATATAAATAAATTAAGTAACCTATCGCTACATTTAAATTTACAGCCACAAGGTTCCATTGTTTTAAAATAAAAACTTGAGGCGTTAGTAATACACCTGCTATTACATATGTTACCGCTCCCATGTTTCCATGACTTAGCAGATGTGGGGACATCATCATAAAAGCTGTCCCCATATATCCTAATCTAAATGCTAGTCTTTCTTTAGCTGTTAGTCTTTTATCTTGAACTAAACTCCTCAAGAATCTTTGCTTCCATCTATATTCGCACTTTTTACAAGTACGCTTGCCATATCTAAACTTAGATACTTTTCTTTCTTTACTGCATTTATTACATTTTCTCATTTACCAAATATCTTCAAAATCTTCTCCTTCATTCGCTTTAGAATAGTCCGTGGGACGTACAGCAAAAAAGTCAGTATGAGTGTGGCCACCAGTGAGATGGTAAAACCAGTCGAGCCTACTTGCGGCTGCTTCTTCAAATTTAAAGTATCCCCCGAGGTCGAAGTAACCAAGTTCTTGTAATTTTTCATTAAGTCTTTTTCTAATAAATTGTTTGAGATCGTAGGCTTTAATACCTTCAACGTCTCCTGATTCAAACATTTTGTCAATATAGTTTTCTTCGGCTTTAAGCATTGTTGTTGCTGCTGCAATAATATCTTCTCTGCAATCATCTAAAAGTTTGTCATCTTCTTCACACATGTGCCTAAACAATTTGCATCCCATTTTAGAATGTAATGATTCATCTCGTACAGACCATTTCATTTGTTGACCAACACCTTTTAATAAATTCCTTAACTGAAAAGAATATAATACCGCAAAAGCAGAATATAAACTAACTCCTTCAGCAAAAGCACTAAACACAGCCAGCGATTTTCCAATACCAACTTTATCAGTTCCTTCATAGCTTACTAAATTATTAAACCGTTTCATTGTAGCATCATCCTGTAGAAAAGCTTCAAAGTTTTCAAGGCCAAGTGTTTCATTTAAATAACTATAAGCTACTGCATGAATTGTTTCTTGTGAACCGAACATCATAGCCATTTGTTGAATTTCGTGTTTAGGAAACCAACTAACTACTTTTTGCGTCCAGTAATCCGAAACTGCGCACTCCGTCTGAGCAAAGCCCAGTAAGATATTTCCAACCAGGTTTTTTTCTGGGATCGTAAGCTTTTCGTTCCAATCCTTGACGTCACCTGACATTGGTATCTCGGTATGTAGCCAGAATGCTTGAGCTTGTTTAAGCCATCCCTCAGTATAGTATTCGGGATATTCAAATGGTTTGTACGGTATTCTTTCATCAAATAGACTCATTTATTTATCTTTTTCTTTTGCAGTTAAACTTTCTTTTAATTTATCTAATGCCAATTGATAATCAGGAAACTCTTTAATTAATTCCATGGTACCTATTGATAAATCTTTAAGATTAGTTAACTCCTGCACAACCCTATTCATAGCTGATCCTAAAGTGTCTATTTTATTAGACATTTCTATTAATTTATTTTCTTTCATATAAATGATTTTTTAGATAAAAAAACTGGAGATTTATCTTTAGCATAAGCGATATAATGGTTTTCTCTTTCTTCTACTATAATAGGTTCTCCCTTTTTAAATCTTGTTGGATATTGTTTTAATACGTAATCTTTAATTTTTTCATTCATAATAAACTGTTAATACTAATTCAATAAAAGGTAAATATAAAACATGCTCTGTAAACAATGTCTCTGGATAGCTTCTTAAACCTATAAGAATACCAGGATATAATCCTATGCTAACTTCCCATCCGGTCATGATTTTTGTTCTAAATAATAATTAAGCATTTTCATATGGAAAGATATTCTTTCCTTATAGTGATTACGTAGTGTAAAACCCGTGTCCTCTTGCGATTCTGTCAATTTCTGTGTATTTAATTCCACCTTCTTGTTTTTTAATGTATTGTTTAATGTCTCTTTCTAAAACTCTTCTTGTGTACATTAACCTCGATTTCTTTTTCTGTTCTCTTTGATCAGCATCACCGTCCGGTCTACTTCCTTCTGGTTTTGCGGCTTGTAAAGCGTCTTTCCAATCTTGTTTTTCGTAAGCCATAATTTAAATAATTTCCATCTTAAAGGGAAGGACTCATTAGCCCTTCCTTTACATTCTATTATATAGTCTTTTCCAACGAAGTCAGGTGTATACTTAATTCCCAGGATTTTTTTTTGCCCTCTGTTAATATATTCACCTTTCCCATTTGATTGTTTTTCGTAAGATTCATTGTTAAAATTAAATCCCTCGATAAGCTGGAAAACTTCATTTTCATATCCTTCAAATAGTTTTTCTTTCTTAAGTGCCATATAAGTATATCGCTCCAAACCTGACGCAAAGTTTATTCCGTCGTAAGATATTTTTTTAGCCTGTACTGGCCCTCGCTTTTTACTACGCTTTTTTACCATGTCTTATCTGTGGTCCATTGATAATCTGGATCAGCATGCTTGCTAAAGCTATCAGCTTCTTCATAATCTTTAAGAATCTTTTCTTCAAGAGCATCACTTGTTTCCATCTTTAATTTTTCAATATAATTAATTGCATCCATTAATTCTTCTTGCAAATGATTTAGCCATTTATGTAAGCTAGGTTCATCATCATGAAGTGTAACACCATATTTTTTATATCCTACGTCGCTTCGTTCTTTGAACTTATCAACTACTTGCTCAATTATTTTATCACGCATCTTTTACAAATGTTCCATTAACCATTTTACCCGTACGTTCAGCTATTACTTGATAAGCTGAATCTATACAGTCTTCAATATTATATCCTTTAAGTTTAGCTAAGTTTGTTAAAACAACAACCATATCTCCTATAGCATCTATAATCTCAGGCTCATCATTCTTTAGTATAGCTTGAGCTAATTCGCCAGCTTCCTCCATAAGCTTAACATATTGAGTTCTTACATCACCGGTTTTATATATACCCTTTTCTTTAGCCCATTCTCTAATCAATTCAAATTGATCTTGATGTGAGTATAACTTTTCTTTGGTTTTTTGAAACGGTCCTGACGCATGCATTGCTTTGTTATATACAAAACTACGACTCTTATTGAACATAGACTCTTTAACGTTATCTACTATCCAATCTATTTTATCTGTTGAATCTATTTTAACCACACCATAAGGTGTTTCCCATTCAAGATCACCTAAAAACCCACCATCAATATCATTTTTAGATATTGCAAAGGTTGTAGTTTGATCCGTTACATTAACTTGTTTACTCATAGGTTTTTCAAATAATTTATCGTAAGGTTTTATATCGACCTTATATCCTAAGTCTTTTTGCAACTGTCTCTCTGCGTTAGCAGCTTCTTTTATATCATCTGTTTCAAATAATATATCATATTCACCAGGTTTAAAACCCTGCTCTTCTACAACTCTTTTTTGTATATTAGTTGTGCAGCCTATCTTCTTACCTAGTATGTGATAAACTTTATATTTGCCTTTGCTTACTGCTGAAACTCCCATCTTACTATATAATATTTGTTATCTTTACCTCTAAGCAATGCATCTCTTTTTATTTCACCTGGTCTAATCATATAATCAGATTTCCAATTAGATTCAATAACTGCATCCATATCTGATTCTGATTCAAATGAATCAACAACCTTAGCTCTTAACATTATATTTTGATAATCGCCCTCGTACCTAGGTAAATAATCAGATGTTGCTATTATCATGCCTTGTTGTACAGGTGTTATATACATATCGTCGGACATGCTAACAAACTGCGAACCTGAATAATAAACATAATCAAATTGTGCAAATGTAAATAATGGTAATAATAATAATAATAATGTTCTCATAATTTTAATTTTAAGTTCCTACTGATAATTCTGCTTTTATTGGTTTGTGTGGGTTATAATCAAATAACATTACATCTTCTTTTTTTGGTAATATTAATTTATCGTCTCTTTCAAATATACCACAACCTAACGCAACTCTAGGTAATTGTCTTATATTTCTTGAAAGTTGTTCTTTAACTTGATCTAAATGATTGTTGTATATATGACAATCACCTAAACTTATTGTTAATCTTCTCGGCGTCATCAAAGCTCCTTTAGCTAACATCTTTAATAATAAACCATACATTGCAATATCATATGGTAATCCTAAAAATAAATCTGCTGATCTTTGTTGAAGCATTAAGTCTAAATTTTCCCCATCGCTATATAATTGAAAAGAGTGGTGGCAAGGAGGAAGAACCATATTAGGCATGTCAATCGGGTTCCATGCAGATAGCATAATTCTACGAGAGGTGGGATTTTCTTTGAGTTCATGTACCACGGCTCTAAGCTGATCAACACCACCAAAATTACGCCACTGATGCCCATATACAGGTCCCAGTGTTCCATCAGTTCTTTTTGATCTTTTGTAATCGGGGTCCCAATACCTAACGCCGTTAGAATGAAGATACTCAAGATCAACACGACCGTTAATAATCCATAATGTCTCCGCAAGTGCATTTTTAAAATATATTTTTTTAGTTGTTAATAAAGGGAAACCAGCTCGCATATCATGCTGAATCATTCTTCCAAACACTGATTTAGTACCCGTACCTGTACGATCTGGCTTATCGTATCCTCCATTTAAAACGCCAGCAAGTAATCCTAAATACTCTTCTTCTATATTAATCATTGTTTATCATAATAATATTTACACATTTCAAACATTGCATCCCATATCTGATCCTTATCATATATATGTTTACTTTTATAAACTTTTTTATAATTATCAGGAGTAGATATACCTACATACCATTTACCAGGAGTGTTTTGTATACCTATTGGGCTTATTATAATATTGTTTTTAACACAATAATCATAATACTTTTGTTGCTCTTCGCTTGTACTACACTCTGGCAATCTATACTTTTGCTGCTCTTTTTGTCGTTTACTTAAGCTTCCCATGGCATTTCATTTACAGCTAACTTTTCATGCGGAACATAATTACCACTTATATGATCCCATTTGAAGTGTGCTTCAGCTTGGTTTTCACCAAGGTTTTGAAATTTAACTTTAAGAACCTTAACTTTAACTGTTTTATTGTTGTAATCCCTATGAACAAGCAACCCATGATAAGAAGCATCATACCACTCACCACCTCCTTTAATAGAATACATAGTCGGTTCATCAATTGTACCATCATCTTTTTTATACATTTTAGTTGGGTGAGCAACTATTATTACTAATACATCATATTTTTTAGCAAATGCCTCTATGCGAGTTAAATATTCCATAGTAGCATCAGGAATGCTCATCTTTTCAGCACCCTTCATTTTAACTTTATTATAAGGATCAATAACTAAGCATTTAATACCTTTGCGTTTAACAAGCTCAGCTCCTTTAGCTAAAACGGCATCTAAATCATAACGCTCATTTTCAATAAAATAAAAGTTATCATTAACAACTTCGGTTACCTTATACCATTTGTCAGTATTTATATCTTGTTCTGTAGGCATCCAATTACCAATTTTTCTCATTAACTTATGTGCATGCAAAAACGTTGGTTTGTTTTCAGGTGAAGCAAAAGCTGTTTTCCAACCATATTTTAATTGGTATCCCACCACCATTCGATCAACAAAATCAGACTTCCCACTGCTAGGAACTCCTGTAACGGTGATGAATTGACCTGTGTAAGTAGAGAATATGCTATCAAAGTTATCAAGGCCGACTTGATACCCAGGTTTAAAACCTTCGTGAATAAATTCTTGTAGTTCATCATTTATATCATTTAAAGTTAATACATTTTCAAGAGGAACAGGAATAGCTTCATCAACAAGACGCTTGAGCATAACGCCGTCGTAAGCCATAACATATTCATTAGCATCTTTGAGGTCTCCGAAGCTAAGTGTATAGCATACTTCAGCTCCAAAGCGTCTGATGAGTTCTTGCTGTAAGTTTTGTCCGGCTTCATCTTGGTCGACTGCAATGATAATCTTTTTCTTGTCATCGAAATACTCAATGCAGTTATCCAGGTAATCAAGGTTAAGGCGATTAAGAGTAGCTCCGTTTGGTACAGAGATAACACTGTCAACCTTAGCTTCCACAAAAGATAAAGCATCCATCTCGCCTTCCACAATAACAACATACTCATGGCCGACAGTACTATCAATATTATAGAATACTTTTTCTGCCCCTTTAACAAGTTTAAAATTCTTTCTACCATCTCTATATTTTATATTTATAAGTTCATTATTAATAAAATAATTGAATTGAATTGTATTCTCTTCTTTAGATGTCTGAGGCATCCATTCGGAACCTTCAGTAATTTTCATTTTAATTAAAGTACGTTGTGATATGCCTCTGCTTTCAAACCACTTAACCGCTTTATCACTTAGCATTATATCATTCTTCCACTCTGGTTTTGTATAAACCTTATCTGCTTCTCCTTTACGCTGAAAAGTATGCAGCTGAAAAACTTCATCACAATTCATACAAGTACCAAGACCACGTTCCCAATCATACATAGCACATTTAGCTTTGCGATTCTCGGGTTTTCTATCAGCAGAACAAAGAGGGCATACACCCTCTTTCTTACCTGCATCAAGATCATATTGATTGAACTGGTCAATCTTAAAACCATTGATCTCTGTTGTATTCATATTAATCTTCTATTAAGTTACCATCTCCAGTATCAGAGATCCAATCGTCGTAATCAGGACATCCTAACATATTAAAATGGTAAATCAGGTTCTGGTGCTGCACCAGTAATAGACTGCAACATATCAACATTAGACTGTTGAGGTTGTCCCTCTCTTGGTGCAGTGTTTACATTTTGTCCGTTAGTCCAAACAACTTTAACATTACCTAAGTAAGACTTAGCTGCTTTAGCGTCGCGTTCTTCTTTAGTTTGTTCTGTTTGAATATAACCAGAATCTCCGTACTGTCCAACTTCGTCGTTAACAACTATTGTAATAGGATAGTACTTACCTTTTTTACCTTCGTAAATTTTTGACTTATCAATCTTAGTTAAGTCAATGTTTGCTGAAATAATACTTGCCATTAGTATGTAGCTAATTGATTAAACATTCTTCTCATTTGATCTTTAGTAGCACCTGTAGTTCTACGTAGGTTGTCTACTGCTTTTGTGTGTGATTGATTGTTATAGAAGTTATCAACTCTAGTGTTAACTCCTGTTACATCACATACTCTTTTTTTAACTCTTGCCATAATATTAAATTTAAATTAAAGTGTTTTGGAGATATAGTATTGGCTGAAATCTCCGTCGCCATTTACAAAAAATTCATTATAAGCCTGAACTGCTTTAGCAACTTTGTTTTGTCCAGATTGTAAAAATCTGTCGCTGCAATCAAATAGTCCAGTCTGTAATGTTTTTTTATCTATCACTATAAATATTAATTCATAACCAAACATCTTAGAATAAATATATGCTTGACTATCATAATTATATTTATAGGCTGAATTAACAAATGAATTTATATTGTTTGTAGTCTTAAGATCAATAACTAATTGATGACTGTGATTAACAATATCTGCTTTACCTTTCCATTGCATACCTTCTAATTCAGTTATGCCTGGTAATTCATATTCAACTGCTCCTTCTTGTATTAGATCTTTGAATAAATCATTGTCTAATACTTTCTCTCGCATCAACTCTATATTGTCAGCTTCATGTTCAAGCAGACATATATCCTCTCCAGCTATATCCTTATAAGCTTTTGTATTACGAGTTGATGATTTTACTATTTTGTATTTATCAAGCTTGTGAGGCTCTAATATAGTTGTGTGAAAATATCCTCCGATTAAAAAAGCGGGATTAGGTGGTGAAGGTTTCTTAAAATCTAAAGGATTATTTAAGAGAGCTGATATATCACTATTGCTTAAATATGTTTTACCAAACTCTCCATAATAATCTTCGTCATTACGTAACCTTTCAATTGCTTTTTTATTATCCATTAAGTTGTTTTAAAACATCATCTTTAATAGTATACTTTTCTTGTAAAGTTTTAAGTAAACCACCATTAGCCAAAAACTTTTTAGCTTGATCAATATTCTTCATATCTATTATAGGTTTTTTATCTGCTAATATCTTATTTTCAAGATTATTAACTTTAGCTTTAAGTGTTTGCTCTCTGTGATCACGTCCGTGTGTATTAGTAGCATCAGCGTCAGCTGTATCGTCAATAAGTAATAGATTACCTAAAGCATATTTTTTACCATAAGATGATGCTGAACCAAACTTTTGTGGCATTTGCATACCCTTTTGATTAAGATCAACACCTACAATAGCTGTACCTTCTATTTGATCACCAGTCTCTGCATCTACAATTGTAGCTGTGCTATGAATTATAGGAAAGTCAGAACCTAATGTTAGGTTTTCTTTAATTGTAACATATATATTATGTTTATCATTATAAGGTTTCAATGCTTCTAGTATATCTTCCGCAGATCGAAACATGTAATTACCAAAATTGTTTTTTCTAGACTTCTTGGCTTTAAAGTCTGCCTGAATAGCGCTAAGCTTCTCTCGTATGTTCATTAGATTCAATTATTTTATAGTTAATATAAATTCCGTTTTTGTAGTATGTTACAATGCCATCTCCTGTGACTTCTGTAACCTCGTCATTAATAAATCCATCCATAATTAAAATGTTAGATCGTAAATGATGTTGTCTTTTTTAAATAATCTTCTTTTATTAAATTTTCTTATTGTACCGAAGACTGTTTGTCCATCTACTAAAGTATTGTTGTGATAAGAATGTTCGTGCCATATTTTTTCTTTTTGATTTACACCGTTACCGGTTAGTTGTTGATTAGTTATTGGTATATATTTGCCACCTGATACTGCATTAACAGTACTTAAATTATAATTAGGTTGCTTTTGTTTAGGTGCATTATCTTGATAAGAGGAAGGTGCTTGATCACCTGGTCTTACATATTGTAATTCATCTATTGTCGATAGACAATATTTATATTTACTCTTAAATTTATACATAATATTATAGTGCAATTTTACGTTAAAGGGACCTTAATCTTTATAAATTTTTAATTTATTTTCTGCCCAATCATATACTTTTGACGATGACTTGATACCATTGGTTACTACAAAGTAAGCCAACTCATCTAAAGCATCATCGTTGTTTTGTAGTCTAGTTAATAAACGTTGTTTTTGTTTCTTAACATTCTCTACATTCATACTAAAGTATGAAGCTATGTCCTTGATTTTCTTAGGTTTAGAATATATATCATCTAAGCCATAAAACATTTCTATCATAACATGATACTTAGGAACATGCTTTAATAACCAACCTTTTAAAAAGTCTCCTAGTTTTTCATAATCGTAATCATATACTTCTTCATCTATAACAGATAGTACATCATTATCAAACCATTGAGGAAACAATACAGTAACAAAACCAAAGCCATTTGAATAACGTTTTTTATCTTCATTATTCCATACACCTTTTATTGGTCGCTTTGATCCGTCTACATTTTTTTTAACTTCATCGTTAACTAAACCTTTTATACTTATACTTAAGTATTTAGAAATAGCTTTTTTACGATCTAATTTAGTTTCTAATGAGTTTATTAAATCCCAGTCTATATTAGACCATGATTTTAACAAAGCATAATAACCTTCTTGATGTAGATCATTGATGTTTACAACCCCTATAGCAGAATACTCTTTTGAAAAGCTATTTGCAATTTTAGATGCCATTTTAAAATAATCTAAAGGTATTTCAGATTTTAAATTAGAAACTGATGACTGGTTTAAAGCATATATTTTTTTATTAAAATTTTTCATATGCGTAATAATTTTAAGCGTCTACTGTATTTTTTTATAAGCTTAGCTTTTATTTTTAATTCTTTAACAGGTATTCTATTTCTTATTTCACCCTGTAATACAATATCAATAATTTCAGCTCTTAAGCTAATTATTTCATTAAGCAAAAATTCTCTGTGTCTTTCTGTTCTGCTTTTAGTATCAATTCTTATTTTTCCTATTTTTATTATCATTTTTCGGTTTTCTAAAGTCTTTTATTTTTGTAGCAATATTAAAACTATTGCTAGATACTAAGTGTTTGTATATTTTGTGTGATCTCATATTATTTTTTCAAAGTGAATGTCCACATCTGGTGGGAATTGTTTTAAAATGTGTTCGCAAGCTTGTTCTTGCACGTGTATAGCAACTTGAGTGTTAATCATATATTTATGTTGCTTACCTCTATCGTTTATAATCATATATTCTAGTATACTCATTAGTACAAAGGTTTAGTGTGTTCCGGATCTGTTTGCCAGTGCTCCATAATGTGTTCGCCTGTTGAATTATCAATGTAATACGTTTCAGTACCTATTGTTATAAACACGCTATTTTCTGTTCTTATATCTACTATCATACGTAATTCCAAAATGAATCAATCTTTTCGATATATGTTATACCTCCTTGATTAAAATGTAAGTTTTTATGTTTATCAAAACTTGGTGGTATATTACCAATATTATAAGGTTTAAATTCAATTACTTCGCCAGTTGTTAAGCTTCTTAGTTTTTTTGTTTTCATATTTGTTATTTGATTATATAATACATATCTAATATTTTGTGCATTGCGTCTTCACTAATCTCATTAGAAAGAACCATACTGAATAATAATTTTCTCATAGCTGTTTATTCGTAATTGCGAATAGATTTGAATAGAGGGTGTCTATATGATCCAGAAGGTGTACGTTGGAAGTATGTGAATGTAGCAGTCTTGCCAATATACCATTCAGCTATATCGTACATTTTTTCTAGTACAGGCATTTTGTCCATTACTGGCATTCCGAATTCGACACCGTTAGCGTCTCGTGCAAGAAATTTGCCGATCGTGCCAGTACGTTTGCCCTGACCCTCCACCCAGCCGGTGATCGTTGCTTCGGTATCGTGGAATTCTTTGTATTTTTGTAAATTGTAACTGCGTTTGTTTTCATATGGTTTGTTATTACGTAATATTGCGCCTTCATAGCCTTGTTTAGTAGTAAACTGATGATACATTAGTCTTGCTGTAACATCGTTTTGAACTTGATAAGTCTCAACTGTTTTACAGTATTGTAATGTAAATTCTTTGTGTAAGTTTTTAATGCTTTCATTGCGATACCCAAAACTATTATCAGGCGTATCAGGCATGAATATATCATAGTTGTGAAATTGTATTGCTTTAGCTTCGTTACGCTCAGCATCAGATGGTGATTGTTTACGTACGAGTGAGATAATCTTGTTGAAGTTATCTTTGTAATCGTGATTGTATAGCTCACCGTCTAGCACAACGTTAGGATACTTAGTAAACAATGGCACAAGTTCATCTGTTATATGCTGAGCGTTCATAAATTGTTTATGGTTGCGTGAAAATGCACCGTGTTTAGTAATGTAACAACGTACGCCGTCAAGCTTCGGTTGAATGAAAGAATCTTTATCAAATTCTTTTTTACCTACAGGATGCGCTAGCATTACATTAAAGTTTGTCATAGTCTGTTTTAATTTTTTCATATATTTCTTTTAATTCTTGTAATAATTCGTATTTTTCTTCGCTTAGTAGCTTTTTTGCTGTTTTTTCTAATTCAATTAATTGTTCTTTTAATAAATCTTTTTGATTAAATTCTTCTGAATATTTTACATTACCAAATGCATCAACATCTTTTGTAAAAAATTCTTGAGGACTCATAGTGTCAAATGATACTATTGTTTTATTAGAGTCTAAATAATCTTTTAATCTATTAAATACTTTATCAGCTATCATGTCTGATAATAGCTCCATTTGATCTTGGGTCATATTCTAATTCTTTAAACATATTATTAATTTCTTCACTTATATTATCACTTTGTGATGGTGTTTGTAACGTATTTTTCATATTATTTTATGTAATTATTTGTTGTGCATAGCATTTCCATTGTACGCCATACTTTTAAATCTCTTATTGCACCATAAGCTAAGTCAAAAGTTTGTTGGCTATCAATACCTGCAAGACCTTTATGTCTATTTTTAAAATAGTATTGAACCTCATGCTCGCTATGATGAATTTTAGAATAAAGCTTATTGCTTATTCTTTCATCAACATATTTTTTCATTTCTTTTTTATTCATCTTCATCTTCTGTATGTTGTTCAACGTAATCTTCTATTTCATATTCATTAAAGAATTGTTCAATATCTGAGCAGTATATTACTGCCTGCTCGTCATCATAATCGTAACTTACGTCTTTAATGCGTTCAATAATATCATCAAAGCTTGGTTCATAGTAATATACATCTTCTTCCCAATTTATTTTTTGCTCGTCATTAGTTATGACGAATACTTCATAGCCGTCAACAGTGCTTTGAGTATATATACTTAGCTCTGGGTTGCGTGGAAAATCTTCTGAGATCTTTACATTTAATAGTTTTTCTAGTTTTTCAATCATTATATTTAATTTAATATTAGTTGCGGTGACAGGATTCGAACCTGTGACCTCGAGTTTATGAGACTCGCGAGCTGACCACTGCTCTACACCGCTAAAAGTTAGGGCCTCACCATTGCTTTTCGTTTACCCTTGCAAGAGGTACGCCGGTTTTTTTGGCCCTATTTGTGCTACGTGAGTCTTTAACCATTAAGGTGCCTCATTCATCTAACACTATTTTGTGGACGTGGCAGGAGTCGAACCTACGTTTGCTGATAGTGTACTTTTGAACTTTGTCAGCACTTGCCCATCACGCCCGTTTATTTGCGTCGCCAAGATCGGTGCACTGCTGCACTTGTTGCTTGGTCAACGACTTGTATTTCTAGTACTTGTTTGCTACCAATGATCGGTACATAACTATATAGCTGTGTATCAGAGCATTGCACGCAATTTTTGTAGCCCATTTCAATTCTAACAGGATGAACTTTGCTGCCACATTTACAATATTTCATAATTGTTGTTTTAATATATGATCAATTATGTGTTGAGCATTACCTTCAACTGTAATTTCTGTGTCGTATAAACCCGTGTATAGCAACTTGTATGTTGCGGGTTTTACTTTTTTAAATTGTGTATCAAATTTATTTCCCGCCATCTTCTTCTATTTTTGTTGGTTCATATTTATTTTCAAGATAATCAACTAAGTTTACAGTAAAATATTCAACAATATCTTGTGCTTCAAAGCCATCATCAATTGCTGGTTTAAATTTTTCAATTGCATATTCAATTTGCCAATGGTCAATTAATTTTTTCATTCTATTGAATTTATTTTGTAAATCAATATAGTTTTGTACGTTTGTGTTTTTATTCATATTATTATTTATTTGTTATTCATATATATTATCACGTACAAATTAATTTTGTAACGTATTTTGTTTAAAATATTCACGTATTTGATTCATAAGTGATAAACCAATATCATATTTATTATAAACGTAATTTACTTTTTCGTCAATATTAAGATCAGTTTTGTTTTCATTTACATAATCTAATATATTTGCTATTGATTCATTCATTTTGTAACTTTTTTAATTAAACTAAATAATAGTTGTTGTTTTATTTGTAATTCTAATTCGTATAAGTCATCAAATTCATCTAATTGAAATTCCGATGGGTCCAATTGCCAGTGTATTGTATTGTCAATGTGTTCATTAACTTCTTCAATAATATCATTAGCTATATTTGCTATTAATTTTTTGTCATACATAATTTATACTATTTTTATATATTGGTTTTCTTTATTCCATGCTTTACTAGTCATATATCCTGTTGTGTAATAAGTATTATTTTCTAATAAGTGCATCATTTCTTTGTATTCACTTGTAGCTTCGGGACGTTTGCATTGTTTAATGTAGTGAATTGTTTTAATTCCGCTATGGTCGTTGCCGTAAAATATCCATGTGTTTTTCATATTACCATAATTTAATTCCGCAGTTTGTGCAAAGTGGCATTGCATCTACTTGTGTGTTATAAAATTCTATTTCTTCTTCGTGCAATGGTTCATTACAGTAGCTACATTCATTTATCATGCTTTTATTCCGTATTTAGTGTAATGTTTAATTGTTTCAACGCTTGCGGTGTTAAAATCACGCACTCGTTGTCTGTATTTTTCGTTAGTACAATACTTTTTCATTGCATTTACGCTAGTAATACCATGATCAGCACCGTGTTTTTGTTCAAAGTTAGCTATTTGTAGTAACTTTTCTTCCATCATTTGTTTAGTTATATTCATATTGTTTTATTTTATTATATTATCACGGTGTTTTGTATTTTGTAACGTATTTATGTATAGCAATTACAAATATTTTTGTTGTTGCCATTGAGTTATCTCAGAATTAAAACGTTTATAATATTCTAATTCTAATAATTCAATTTGTGCTTTTGATATTTTTAATATTTTATTTCTTTTTACTTTACGATTTCGCATTCTGTTTCAATTTCTTTAATATCTTCATTTAAAACTTCTTCCATTTCATTCCATCTTACAACATCATCATCATCATTTAATAAATCATATAAGGCACAGAAACCTGCTTGAGAGTAATTTTCAGCTTTGCCAAATAAATCATGCTCTTGAAAGACATCATAATTTAATTCATCACAAATTTTTCTTCCTTCATAAGTATATATAACTTTATTATCAATCCAGGAATGCTTGAAATTATAAAAATCATCAGCATCATTTATTTCACCTTGATGAAAAGCTAACCAAGCCTCTTCACTAAAATCTTGTACTATATTATCTTTATACATATTTATTTATTTATTAATTTGTTAATTTCTTTTATTGCTAAGAATTTTCTTGCTTGATAGTCTTGATAATCAAGTAATAACTCTTCTTGTTTATTTAAACTATTACCACCATTATTTATTGCTAATTCAATTTTAGCCATTGTATGGTCAAATTCTTGTACTATTGTATTTAATTCTTTTATACTATTCATATATCATTGCTAATAATTCAAATTCATCTTTTGTTATTAAGTTTTCCCACATTGCTATTACTAAATAGGAAACATCTCTACCTGTTTTTTTATTTGTTATAATCATATTTATTTATTTTTTATTATTTTTATATTTTCTTCAATTTCTTTTATTCTATCTTTGTGATCGGTAGAATTTTCTCTTGAATCAACTACTTGTTCAAGTAAGGTTTCGAGTGCTAAAATTATTAAATATTTGTTCATAATTCACTAAACTTTTTAATTATATTTATTTCACTTTGCCAGTTTTCAGATTGTTCATCTGTTAATTCTACTAGATAATCTATATCATATAAGTTTTTAATGTAACCTTTCATTGTAAAATAAATTACATCTATTTCTTTTTGTGTTAATTCTACTTTCATACTTCTTCTACTTTTAATATATTATCAATTCCAAAATGCTTTATAACTTTTTCAATATTATCACTTTGCATATATTTTATATAATGTCTTATATTCCCTTTGCAATTCCAGTGTGTGGTTTTTGTTATTTTAAACATTTTCATATTATTATTTTTTTTATTATTATTTATTTACATTTATATTATCACAATATTATATAAATTGTAACGTACTTTTTTTAATTTTATTTTTATTTATATAACTCATACCTTTTATATTAAACTCAACAACATCACAAATGTTTAACTTATCTTTTATTTTTACATCTTGTAAGTTATTAATATTAAAACCAATGTAAACATTATTATTTAGTTTAAGTTTTTTAGTGTTTAATATTTGAGATTTGTAGTGGTTTGTTTTTAATTTTTGCATTTTATTATATTTTATTTACATTTATATTATCACTTTATTATAAGAAGTGTAACGTATTTTTAATTATTTATTTCTAATTCTAGATATCTATTATAAAACTCTTCTATACTTTCATTATATTTCATTTCTATTCCAAAATCTTTAAAACTCATATTTAAAATTAATCTTTCATTTTCTATTTGTTTCTTACTTCCATAATAGTTATAATCTTTTAACTTTTCTAATTCTAATTTTATAATCTTTAACATATCTTATATTTTATTTACACTTATATTATCACTTTATAATATAATTTGTAACGTATTTTTATAATAATTATACAAAATGTCCCTTTTTGAATATATTGCACTATAATATAATATATAACTTTAATAACTTAAAGATATAATATAAACATTGAATATAATTCAATAAACCAAATACTATATTACATTAATGATAATTTATCATAAGTGTAGGTATAATACAATATCTATGAGTATATGACAACAAAACATAACAATATCTACACATAATGTGACGATAGCTTCTATGTAATGAACATATGACAATGATATATACATAAGATCAAACATAATGCATCACCATATGTGTGATAAATCATTGATATTACTACATTATTAATGATAAATGCATTGAATTACTACTAATATGGGGGTACTTTATTAATCGACTTTCTTAAGTACTTGATTATCATATACATATATGTAATACAAAACCTCTATATATAAAACATTATGAAAAAGAAACGAAGTGTACATACGATATCACCTTTCTTAAAGAAGGATGCTTGTTACCACAGTGTTAAAGCAAGGTACGATGTATTCCCTTCTGCATATGCTTCTGGAGCTATAGCGAAATGCCGTAAGGCTGGGGGACCAAAAAAGAAAAGATAAACTAAAATTAAAAGAACATGGGAATAGGACCACAGAATTTAGGTGCTCAGGGTATGTCTGGAAACAGTAAGCCGTGTGGGTCACCGTTGAAAAAGATTAGTAATCCATCGGATGGAGAGGGTGCAAGCCCTATAACTTTCAATGATAAGTTAGAGGCAGCTGTTGACTCAGGAAAGATCACAGGTGGATTCGCAAACGCAATTAAGAACAATAAATAATATATTATGTATAAGCAAAAACCAGGAGATCCTAAAAAGAAATTAAATACCCCGGGCACATTTAGAGAAGATGCCCCTATAACAAAACTAGCTAATGACGGATCTAACCCTATGTTTAAACTAGATACTCCTGTCTACAAGCATGAGGCTGGACATAAAGGAAAACAAAAAGGCGATAGAATCAAGACAGAAAAACTTAAGGAAGTTGTAGTATACGCTCAGCGACCAAACCGTTTTAAACCAAAGGAGGTTGGTGGAAGAAACGCTGCTTCAGGTCCAAACGCGGGGGAAGAGTTTAAAGCTAAAAAAGGTAAGCCAGTAATCTAAATGAAAAAGGTTAAGGCACCTGCTGGATACCACTGGATGAAAAAGGGTACTGGGTACAAATTAATGAAGCATACCGGTAAGTTTGTAAAGCATACCGGGGCTTCTTTATATGCTAGCTTCCCTACACAAAAAGTACATAAGAGTGGCAGTAAGAAAAACTAAAAAAGGATTAGCCCTTAAACGTTGGTTTAAAGAGAAGTGGACTGATGAGAAAGGTAATGCTTGTGGTTCCACTAAAAATAAGAATACAAAAAAATGTCGACCATCGAAACGGGTGGGTCGAAAAACGGTGAAAACCTGGGGTGAGATGTCGCCTTCAGAAAAGAAGCGTGCGGTAGCAGAAAAGAAAAGAGTGGGGATGGGGAGAAAAACATCTCAGATAAGAAGAAAAACTACTAAAGCAAAGAAGAATGAAACTACCAAAAAACGGAGTCGCTAAAGAATTAAGATCCTACACAGGTTCTTTATTTATATTTTTATTCGTCATAGGTATTATAATTACTTTATTACAATACCCAGTACTTGAGTCTAACAAAGAAGTTGTAATGGTCCTTATAGGAACCATCGCTGCTTCTATACCTATTGTTATAAGTTCTATCACAGGAACTAAACCTGATGACGTGAATGCTCTCAAGCAGACCATTGAAAAGAAAGAACATCATATAGAGCTTCTAGTACAAGCTAAAGATAATCTTGAAGCTATGGTAATTGAGTTACAAAAGCAGATGTTAGAGAATCAGGATGCAGTTATGGATAAGATCATCCTAAAAGCCGCAATGGATTTTGACGATAAACATTATAAAAAGAAATAACCATGGCGAGTGTAGATATAGACGGGGATGGAAAACCAGATTTTTCTATAAACCTTAGCCAGATAATTACTTTAGGTGGTATTGTTATATCTATAGTCGGTTCGTATTATACATTGTCTTCTAAAATAGAAGCTGCTGAAGTAGCTTTAAAGAAGATAAAAGAAAACGAACAGAAGTATACATGGCCAGCCCAAAGAAAGCTTGAACAAGACGTGCAGAGAATGACTGTTGAATTTCAAGCAGCTATGAAAGATATTGAGTATTCAATGCGTGATATAGACAAGATACGCGAAGAACTCAATAATAAAAAAAATATAAGATGAGTCAGAAACTTTCCCTTAAAGCCCGAGCAGCTAAAGCGGCTAGAGATTTAAGATACGCTAATTCGCCTGATAGAAAGGCAAAGCGTGCAGATAGCCAAAAGAAACGTAGAGCTGCTAAGAAGGCGGGACGTTCTCTGACAAATTTAGATTACGATCATAAAGATGGTAAGTTTAAATCCGTTAAAGCCAATAGAGGTAATGACGGTAAAGGTACTAAAAAAGAAAAACGTAAATTAATTAAATAAGTTATGCAAATCATTGTAATCATATTATCAATTTTATTATTCACTGCAGTAGGAATCATTGTAGCAACATACCTTGGAAAATTTAAAGACTCAGATGCGGATGGTATCCCTGATGAAGTTGAGGAGTTTGTTGAAGACACTGTAGATGACGCAAAAGAAGTTGTTAAAAAGTTCACGAGAAAAAAACCGGGACGTAAAAAGAAAAACTAATATGCCAGCTAAGAAAACCACACGACGCAAACCACCTGCTCCTTCTAAAAAGAAGTCTTTAGGATATTATGCTAAAGTGAATAAGAAGGGCGGTACGGGTAAAAAAGCTGGTGGAGGAATGACAGCTAAGGGTGTTGCTAAGTATCGCAAGGATAATCCAGGTAGTAAACTAAAAACTGCCGTAACAACACCACCATCAAAATTAAAAAAAGGCAGCAAAGCTGCAAAAAGAAGAAAAGCATTCTGTGCAAGATCTAAAAGCTGGACATCGGAAAGAGGTCGTGCTGCTAGACGGAAATGGAATTGTTAAAAATCAAATTAAATTAAATTAAATTAAATGGCACAATTTGGAGGACCAAAGCTTGTTAAGAAACTTCACTTTAATAATGAAGCAAAAGATAAGCTTTCAAACGGAATAAATAAAATAGCAGATGCTGTTAGCTCTACACTAGGAGCAAGCGGTAGAACAGTAATTATCGAAGATGACTTTGGTAACCCATACGTAACTAAGGATGGGGTCACTGTTGCTAATTCAATATTGCTCAACGATCCAGTTGAGAACTTAGGCGTTTCAATGATGAAACAAGCCGCTCAAAAGACAGCGAGTATGGCGGGTGATGGCACAACCACCTCCATAGTGTTAACACAAGCCATAATCGACTGTTATAATAAAAAAGAAGGAAATCAGTTTTCTTTTAGAGATGTTAGAAGTGGGATTAATAAATTTAAATCTCACGTAATAGACTTCTTGTCTAAAAAAGCTGTTAAAGTTGATAATAAAGAATTATACAACGTTTCTACTATTTCTGCGAATAATGATGCAGAGCTTGGGGGTATTATTGCACAAGCTTTTGAAAACTCCGGTGACACTGGAATTGTTGCTATGGAAACTTCTCCAAACAATCAAACGTATGTTGACACTGTAGAAGGTACAAAAGTTGGTAGCACTTGTAAGACACCTCATTTTTATACTAATAAAGAAAAAGAAATAGCTGAGCTTGACAAGCCGCTAGTTTTTATTAGTGTATCTGAAATACCAAATGTAAGAAAAATTCAAGACATACTGGAGCATGCTATTAAGTCCAACCGTAGCATTCTCCTTATTGCTCCTTTAGAGTCGCAGCCGTTAACCGCGCTTGCAATGAATAAAGTAAAGGGTAATATTAAAGTCAACGTAATAGATCCACCCAGCTTTGGGCTTAAGCGAAAGGACATACTAGAAGATCTTGCGTTGCTTGTCGGGGCTAAAGTTTTTGACGAAAGCCTTGGGGATTCGATTGATGCGATCTCCCCTGACATGTTAGGATCGGCCGATAAGGCTCTCTCAGATAGTGAAGGTACAGTTTTAGTTATTTCTGAAAAATCAGAAGAAGCTTTAGAACGTATCGAATATTTAAAAACTGCTCTTGATGACGAAGACAATAAGATATTGTCTAAGCATTTAAATGAAAGGTTAGCATTGTTATGTGGTGGTGTGTCCATTGTTTATGTAGGTGCTGATACTGAAGTTGAGCTTAAAGAAAAACAAGACAGAGTAGATGATGCAATCCATGCTGTTAAAGCAGCAAGGAAAGAAGGTATTTTACCAGGAGGTGGCTCTGCATTAGCATATGCAGCACAAACTGATTGGAAAATGGAATTAACACAGGATGAACTTACCGGTGTTGAAATATTAAAAGAAGCTTTAGTTGCACCATATACAAAAATATTATCCAATGCTGGTTTACAGCCCGAAAACTTCAATCTAACAGAATGGGGTGAAGGTGTTAATGTAACCTGTGGATGCGCTAGAAATATGCGGGATGAAGGAATTATAGATCCTTTCCTAGTTACAAAAACTGCTTTAAATAATGCTGTTTCTGTAGCTACTACTATTCTATCAACTGATTGTGTAATTAGTAATATAAGAGAATAATGGAAGCAATAGGTAATTATGTAGTCTTAGAAGAGATCTTAGAGACTTCTACAAAGACACAGGGCGGCTTAGAACTAGCCGAAAAGCATAGAGAGGACATTAGGTATAGAAGAGCAAATATAATCTCTTCTGGGCCAGATATATTGAAAGAAGGTCAAACAGTACTTTTTGATAGAATAGCTGGTTATCCTGTGGAGCATGATAGTAATATTTATAAAGTTATTAATTTACGTGATATTGTAGCTATACTATAATGGAAAGAACTGATTTTGCTCAAAGAGGTGAAGTTAAAGTTGATTTTCTTAAATATTATAGATTAGTATCCAGATGGGCTTGTAAAAATAATGATTTATCTGTAGCGGATTTAGAATTATTATTTTATTTGGACCCTATTGTTTATTTTACTATAGATGATTTTAAAACAGGTACATTATTTTACACTTGGGATAAAGAAAGATTTTATAGATTACAAAAACAAGGCTGGATAAATAAATCACATAACGGAGGTGGTCGCAGAGGCGATCATAATAAATATAAAGTTAGCCAAAGAGGTAAGCTACTTATAAATAAAGTATATAGAATACTGATAGGCGAAGAAGATCTTCCAACTTCAGCGAAGAGAAATAAAATAATGAAACGGGAAACGTACATAGATAAAGTGTACAGCCAAGCTATAAAAGAGTTTAACAAGAAAAAATAAAAAAATGGCAATAAGATCAATTGTAACTACTATTGACGATACTACAGGAGCTGTTACAAATACTGTTCAGGGACTGGTTAAAAACGAAACTATCACAGGAGTAGTTTTAAGGGAATTTATGACAAATGGACCAGATCAATTAGCTGATGGTACTTATAACGACACTGCTTCTGAATTGAAGTATAACGTTAAAGTAAAACCAAATAATTGTTTAGCTAATATTACATTTGGTAGCGATACTTTTATATTGTATAGTGCACCAACAGGTATTACGCAAACAATTAAAGCTCCAAGTGCTACAGCAACTGTTAATGCGGTTGTTAAAGCAGTAGTTACAGATACAGACACTCCATAATAAAATAAGAACATGAAAAAAAGAAAAGTTAGCTTATACGATACTCTACCTGGAGTAACTATCGAACCTTCTAAGGTTGATAATCAAAATATGAATATGCCTATTACAGCAAAAGTTAAATCTTCTGCGAAAGGAACAAAATTAAAGAAATAAGATGGCAAGAATTAGCACGTACGCAATTGACTCTACTATAGAAGGAAGCGATAAGCTTTTAGGTACTGATGCAAATTCTAATTCCTCACTAGCAACTAAAAATTACACTATTGATAGTCTAAAAGAATATATCAATGGAGCTAGTGCAAAAAATATACCTGATGAAATTCCTTTAGGATTTGCTTTAACAGTAAATAGAGAAGGAACGGATTATGAAAGAGCCTTAGTTAGAACATTAGCAAGTTCTGTTGAAACTAATGTTGTGCTTAAAAGTGCAACAGTGAATACAGGGTGTGATGTTTATTTAAACACTCTAGGTACAGGTCAAGTATTTTTAATAATTAGGGATTATAACGACGGTCAGTTTGCTGTTGATTATGACTTAAATGATTTTGCAACAAATTCAGCAACCTTTACAGGGGTTATTGGAAATGTTACCCATAATGGTACTGTAACATCTTTTAATAATCCAAACTTTGGAAGCGATAGTCCAGCGGCTAACGATAGTCAATATGTAACAAATGGAAATAGCATTTACACTGAGTGGATGTTTAATGTTACACTGGATGCGGGAGAGGTTTATACAGGAGGCCAAGTGGCTTTTACTGAATTTACTTTTTTAACAGGTTCTCAAAGAATTGAAACTCAAGCTGTAGGATCTTTAAAAATAACAAGAAATTTAAATGTACCTGATGGTGATTTAACTGTAGGTACAGAAAGCCCAACTACGGACCCTAGAAGTCTTACAGTGTATGGGGATATAAAGTTACCTACATCTGAAAGTCGCATAAAATTTGGAGGTGATAATAATAATGTATTATTAAGCACCGATGGGTCTGATTTAACTGTATCAGGAACAGGGTCAGGCTCAAATATAGTAACTAACGCTACTAGATTTACACAAGATATAGTAAAAGATGATAACACCACTTCTGCGGATGGCAGAACAATAATGGGTCAAAATACTTTTACTGCTATTGCGACAGATGGCACTAGAGGTGTTTTGTCTAATTCAGGTGTCGAGCTTCAAGATGCTAGTGGAAATGCTTTAGCTCAGCAGCAAGTTTCTGGTAATGCTTCTCAAGGAGGATTAAATAATCAAGGTTATTTAACATCTTTAAAAGTTGATGGAAATTGGTATCAATTACCTGCTTTATCCTCAGGTGTAGCAGAAGCTTTACCGGGTCTAAGCGAAACTTTAGCTGGTCCACCAACCTCTATAACTACAGGACGTTTCTTTTACGGTACGCAAAACGCCGCAGGAGCTTTATTTCAAGCAGCCACTTCCCCAGCCTCTTTATCATCTGCGGAAACAATAGGACAAGATGTAACGTCTATAACTATATCTGCAGGTAATCAGACTGATTTTGCGTCAATATTCGCTGCTGTACCTACTGGACAGAATTTATATTTCGTTGACAGTACATATACAGCTGCTTTTCCAGCGCCCGGCGGTCAAATACTAGATGCATCAGTTAATATATATTTAGTTGTTGCATACGATACAGGTACTTATGTAACTGTATTTGGCAGACAAGGCTATGGTACATTAAACGTGTCTACAAGTACTTTTAATATAGATTCAGAGGTTGTAAAATTAAATACAATACCTACTGGAGCTAAATCAAATTTTGTGTACTACGACACAGCAACTAATGCTTTATCTCATAATCCGCTAACTGTTTCTGGTCTCGCCAATGGTGCTACGTATGATTACGGTGGTAATACAGACGTGCCTGTTGTGTCAATTGATTTTGATAACTTAGTTATATCAGCACCAGCAAACGGTGTTGTAACTTTAAAACAAGGGCATACTTTTGGTGGTGCGTTAGTGGATAATACAATAGCTACTAATTATAATCATTATATATTAAGCAATATAACTGCTGATAAAACTTTAACACTACCAGCAGGAACTGTAGGTGATAGTGTAAAGATAACTAACATGTCTTCTTTAGATGCTTCTGGTGCGTATGTACAACCTACGTTTACCTGGTCTATAGCTACTAATGGTTCAGATAAAATAATGAGAGCTACAAACTTAACACTTGATGCCTCTACAGAATCTTTTGAACTATTATATACAGATGCTGCTAACGGATGGGTAATAAACTAAAAATATGGGACTAACAATAGATTTACCACAAGCTGGACTCCTAGGGATTTCCGGCGCTCAAGCTTTTGAAATAACTGGTAATACTAATTTAAATATTAACAGTATATATGTTTGTAAGCAAGCCTCTGATTTTACAATAACACTTCCTACAACAGTAACTTCTGATGGAGGTGAAGTGCTTGTAAAAAAAGTAGGTTCACAAACAGTAACAGTAACCTCAGCACTTATAGAGGGTACCAATCAATCACTAACAATAACTAACAACCAAGCGGTAAGATTTGTATATATCAATGCTACTTTTGGTTGGTTAATAACTTAAGCTATGCCAGACGTTAAAACATTTTATCCAGGCGCAACAGCAGGAAATCCAATAAATAATGCCACTGATGCTGCTTTAGCAACTACAGCAACTACAGCAACTGTTGGTAATTCTGTAGATGATCAAAATCAAACTCCAAACGCTCTTGTTTGGACGGGCACAACTGCTGAATACGCAGCTTTAGGTACTAAAGATGCAAATACACTTTATTTCGTAATATAATGCCAGTATACAAAGGAAACACGGAAGTTACCAGCGGAAACCTATATAAAGGATCTACTGAGATTCAGGATGGCTATAAAGCTACAGATTCTTTTTATGTTAATCAAACTGTAATATCTTTTAGTGATTATCCTGGGGTTACCCCTAATCCTAAAACATTTTCAGGAGTTCCTGGTGATCCAGTTTCTCCAGCAGCAAATGTATCTTGGAGTATAACAGCACCATCTGGTCAAGCTTATCAAAATGCTCCAACTATATCTGGATTACAATCGCCTTTTACTTACAGCGTAAGTGGATATGGTAGTGTAAGTAATACAACTGCAACTTTTACTGTATCAGGGCCAACAACATATCCATCAAATGGAGTATCTTCTGATTATGATGATCTAACAATATCAGCACCAACTTCTACGGTTAATTCAGCTACTTTAACAATAACAACACCTAACTTTAGTGGTGGTGGAGGGAGTAGTTTTGGAAGTACAGTTACTGGAAGTATACGAGGTGCATCAATAACAAATAATACAACAGGTGGATCAGGAACTTCTTGCAGCGCTGGTGCTTATGGTTTTCAAGAGTGGAGTATACCTGGAGTTCCCTCCGCAAATCCTTCTCCATTCCAAGGTACTGTATCAAAATCAGTGCCTAATATGCCAGCCCCTGGAAGTTACAGTGGAACAGTACAAAGTGTAGGACCCTTAACATGGGCAGCTTGGCAAACATTTACACCATATACGCCAGCGCCTGGAGATTCATGGTGTCCTTCACCTCAATATAGTGCTTGTTGGACATTTTCAGCAACTTGGACTGGATCAGGAGGTGGAACTTTAAACCAAAATTTTAGTGCTTTAGCTCCTTATAGCTGCTCAGTATACGCAAACTATATAATAAGATGTACCTCAGCAACACCATATAAAATTCGAGGTAATTTTAGTAGTTCTGGAGGTTATGGCGGTAGTTGCTATATTGATTATACATTATAATAAATTAAATTAAATTAAATTAAATTAAATGAAAGTATATAAAACAACTAATTGCGAGCAATGTGCTCAAGTAGAAGTATCAGAAGAACTTAATATAAAAACTGTTTTTATAGATAGTTCAGATTATTCTGGATTTGCTCCAGAAACAGTTCCTGTACTTCAAGTGGAGCCAGGGTTCAATGTAAATGGAGCACAATATATTAACAATTTTTTAAAAACTATAAAATCTGCACAAGATGGATTTTACAAAAAATAAAGGTTTAGGTGATACAGTTAAAACAATGACAGATTTTACTGGTATAACTAAAGTAGTTAATGTAATTACAGGAGGCAATTGCAATTGCAATAAAAGACAAGAATGGCTAAATAAAAAAATACCATATAAAAATTAAAAAATGGCAAATTTAACAAACATAATAGGTGGTCAACCTTACTACGATGCTGCTAATGCAAACTCAGAATCTTTATTAAGTTTTTGGAAAGGCACGCAAGCTCAATACGATGCAATAAGCACCAAAGATGCTAAAACATTATACTTAATTACAGCATAGATGCCTATAAACTTATTCAATAATCCTTTATCCTCAATTAAGTTGGGAGCTGATAACATTCTAAAAGGATATATTGGTAACAGTCAAATATTTCCTAATAATACAGAAATAACAGCGGCAGCATTTACTAATTCTAATATAGCTAATACAGGAGGAAATACTCCTTATGTTGTTACAGGAGATATAGGGTCTTCATTTACTCTAACAGGAAGTAATGGTGCAACCGCTCCTAGCGGAACGCAGGTTATATCGTCCAGCCCTGCTACGTATCAAATAGCAATAGCAGATCAATCTGCTACTTGTGGCTCTTCTCAAAGAAATGCGCAGGTTGTTATAGCTGCTCAGGGTAATACTGTTTTAGCTAGTGGCTTAAACAATACAGACACTATAGTACAAGCGGCTGGTCCAGTAAATCAAACAAATAATAATTCATTATCAATTTCTGCTGTAAATACAGTATACAATACTGTAACAGTAGGAGGGCAGTTGCAATGGAGTACTGGTGCCAAATGGAGGGTTACAATAAATTATACCGCAGGTATACAAAACGCTGTAGAACACATTAGAGCTAGATTCACTAATCCAGCTACCCCAAATCAATTTCCTGTTTACAGTCCTGCTAATCCTATATCACCAGGATTAGGCACTTGGCTTTACGGGGGAGGTGGTAATCCTGCTGGTGTAAAAACAGGTTTTGTATTTGCATCAGGAGGTGCGGATATAGTTAACCCAGCTAGCGGAACTTACTCTTTTGATATAACAATAGGTTCTAACGTAGGCTCTCATCCTTATGTTAATTTTTATACCGACCTAACACCAGCAGCGGGTTGTTATACCACAGCGGTTTCATCAGCGTCAACTGGACTTATATATCCTTAATAAAATAATATGGCAAGAATAAAATTATATCCCAACGATACAGTTATCACAGGTGGTGACCGTTTAGTTGGAACGGATATAAACGGTAATACTACAAAAAATTACCAGATAGAGGAAATTGCTAAATATTTTGCGAAGTCAAGCACAGCTGATTCAACTGGTATTGGTTTTCAATTTAATTATGCCGGAAAATATACGGGAGGTTCTTTAGAAAGTGGTGACTTTAGATATGAAGTTAATCCCACTGCACCCACACAATTTGGTTGGGCAAATATTACAGGTATAGCATTTTCAAGATATACAGCTAATAATACAGATATTCAACCTATAGTTGATTTATATAAAAATCAAATTATAAAAATAACGGATATTGGAACAGCTAACCCTCAAAATTATAGCGTATATAAGATAACTAGTATAACTAGTTTAAATAACGCTTACTTGTTTTCTTTAGTTCAGCAAGGTGGTGCGGGTGAGCCTGCAACATCTGTAATAGCTTTATCAGCAACAGGTATATCAACTTCAGATGTGTTCTTTACGTTTACACAATCAAACGCTTCGGCTGTTTGGAATGTAGAACATAATTTAAAAAAATTTCCAAGTGTTACAATTATAGATAGCGCTAACAGCATAGTGTATGGAAATACTACATATATTGACGAAAACAACTTAACAATAAATTTTTCTGCTCCTTTTTCCGGAAAGGCATACTTAAACTAAAACAAAAAAATGGCAATAAAATATTTAAACAATGTAGACTTAACGAAAAACGAGCTACAGAACGCCGTAATTCAGGTATTAGCAACAGCTCCCTCAGGAGCGGTTGAAGGACAGGTATATTACGATTCTACAGATGATGTAATAAAATTTTATAATGGTACAGCCTGGGTATCAGCGGGAGGTGATTTAACTGCGATTACCACAGCTACTGCTGACCAGTTAACAATAACGGATAGCACTGGACCAATACCAAATATCGACATTGTAACTAGCGCTGTTACAAACGCAGGTGTTGAATTAGCTACAGGTGATCAAATTTATGATTTTGTAACCACAGGTATTAATGCTAGAATACAAAATGTAACTGATCCTACGAGTGCTCAGGATGTTGCTACAAAAAATTATGTAGACACTATTGCAACTGGGCTTTTAGAATATAAGGGAGGATATGATGCCTCTACTAACACCCCTGATTTAGATACAGCTACTAACATAGCTATTGATAAAGGTGATGCGTATACTGTTACTGTAGATGGTTTATTTTTTACAGAGCAAGTAAGAGTAGGTGACTTTATTATAGCTGAAACTGCTATAGCTGCAGGAGCGGGAGGTTCATTAAGTGATTTTACAATTGTACAATCTAATGTTGATTTAGCTACAGCAGCAGCAACATCAGGTGCAGCAGTTAAAGGTATATCTGGATACGATTCCGCAGACTTTTCTGTAACAGCTGGTTTTGTATCACTTGAAACAAAAACATATAAAGCTTTAATAGGTAATGGTACATTAACAACAATACCTGTTACACATGGTTTAAATAGTCAAGATTTAATTATACAACTATTTGACGCGTCTACAAACGAAACTGTTTATGCAGACGTAGTAAGAACAAGTGCATCTCAAGTTGATGTAACTTTTTCAGTGGCGCCTACGTCAAATGCAATAAAAATACTTATTCAGAAAATATAATTTAAATTATGGCTAATCGTTTTCTTAATAATATAAGAATAAATGACGCCTACACTTTTCCAGATGATGATGGAACCGTAGGGCAGGCAATTCTCACGGATGGGGCGGGTAATCTTTCATTTGGAACGGTAGCCTCTGGGGAAGCTGAGGCTGCTCTTAAAATAGTGTTAACTGTTAAGAATGTATCTGGTGGAACTTTAACCGCAGGTACTATAGTTTTTGCCTCTCCTACCTCAAACCCTCCAAGTGGTAACGTATTAGAAGTAGACGTTGCAGATAATGCGTCAGCTTCTACAATGCCTGCTGTAGGTATTTTATCCGAACAGATAGCGGATGATGCTGAGGGAGATTGTGTAGCGTTTGGAAGGGCTGCTGGGTTTTCAACAACTGGATTTACAGAGGGAGATCCGGTGTGGGTTGGATCTAATGGAGGTTTTGTGGGAACCAAACCAACAGGAACGGCTCTAATACAAAGAGTAGGGCAGATAGTTAAGGTGCACGGTTCTAATGGTAGCATTGAAGTATTTGGTGCGGGAAGATCAAATGATGTTCCTAATATACCTCAAGATCAACTATGGCTCGGTAATTCAAGCGGTGTTGCAACAGCTACAAGTCATACTGTAGAAAACATATCTAATGTAACTGTTTCTTCTAAAACTGACGGGCAAGCATTAGTATGGGATGCTACAAATAGCTATTGGAAAAATGGTACTGTTTCTGGTGGTGGAGGTGGTGGAACTGTGAATGTAGAAAAAAATATATATACAGGAGACGGCTCGGATACAACATTTGATACTTCAACTGCAATTGTAAATGAAAACAATGTTCAAGTATATATAGATGGTGTTTACCAATCAAAAGATAACTATACTACAAGTGGAAGTACTGTAACATTTTCTACGGCGCCTCCTAATACTGCGTCGGTTGAATTAATACACATGGTAGGTGTCTCTGGTATAATAGCTAGCGACGATTTTACAGGTAATGGTTCAACAACAGCGTTTGTACTCTCTATGAGTATCACAAATGAAAATGCCACGCAAGTATATATTGATGGTGTTTATCAAAGTAAAAATAATTATACAACTTCCGGTAGTACACTAACGTTCTCCACCGCACCACCGAACGGTGCTGCCGTAGAAGTTGTTCATATAAAAGCTGTTGATTCTTCATCAT